ATGGCGCTATTTTGGTCCGGGGATACTTTAAAGCCGAGGTATTTCAACAAAAAGCCCCAAAATCGGGGCGATTGGATCAAGAAGCGTCACAAGGCAACGAGGTGCTGACCAGGCTGTCCATCAGGGACTGGACAGCCCAGCTCGGGGCGAACAGGCCAATCACCGCGAGCAGACATTTCACAATAGAACTCAGCACTGGCTACCGCTTGCTGGTAATCCGATTCGCCGACCCAGCCAATGGCCCCAACCAGACAGCCAATCAGCAAACCCTTCCAGAACGGCTTGGGCACACACTCGATAATCTTGCGCATAACTTTTTCCCTTTCGTTTAGGCCGTAACCTTCGGCAAGAAAACGTTATAATTTTATTGTTTTATTCGCAAGCAAAACATTAGCGTTTTATTGGTTATTTGAGGGTTATCATGAAAATCATGGCTTCGATCAGTGGATACGCCGGCGAGAGCACCACGTTGGTGGGTCTACTCGACCCGGCTACCGGCGTGCTTGCGATCGCGAAGTCGGTGCGCTTCCGGGAGGTTGGCGACGATGGATTTGCCTTTGTGACCAACACCAAGACGGAAGCCTATGACTGCCTATTCAGCGAAGAACATTGGGAACAGGCCATTCGCGACTATCAGACGGCACAAGGCAACCAAACGATGGTGATGAGCGATGCGGCGAGCCGATTCACGCCAAGGCTGGAAACCGATGGCGTAGACGAGAAGGGGCAAAAGTACCGATTCCACTCGGATTTGCAGAACGCGGAGATTGCCGTTTTGGCGATGGTGCACTTTCAGCAGCGCCAGCTGGCGATTAACACCGCCGGCGCCGCCATGGATGAATGGTTTGATCTTGTGAGGATATGAAGCTGATTACGACTCGTCGGGCTTGTGCCCAAGTGGCAGCGAAGGCAGGTCCGGCTCAAACCCTTCCAGTAGACCCTGAGCGGGAGGCTCCATTCCCGGCCCAGCAGGAAGTTGCATATCACCCGGGCCAAGCGACGGAGCTTGTCGCAGCGGTGCACTTCCAAGGTCTTGCTGATCCTCAGACGACACAATCACGCGAGCGCTGAACGATGCCAGCTTAAGATTTTCACGGCTCGATGCCCAGGCCACGCGACTGTTGACGATGTAGGCGAGACATCCGCCCCGGTCACCGCCAATACGGATTGCCTGAACCCAATTGTTATCGGTCAACACTTTCAAGGCGCGCTTAGTCGTGGCCACTGAAACGTTGTTGAGTTTGGCCAGCGTTGCATGACTGGCGACAAGCCCACCGGTTTCGTCCATATTCGCCACCAGACGATGCAGCAGCTGGGCCGCTCGTGGGGCTTCGTCGATCAGTTGCGCCCATGCCTCGTGAGCAGCGCGTTCGGTTTGTACCCAAGTGCCGCGTGGTGCAGGCTGGTTGAGTTTGCGTATTTCTTCGGCCATTCCGTGTAACCTCGACTACTTGGTAGTTACCTTACAAAAATGTCCGCTACGCATCAACCTTGTTCGTTATCTCTCATGGATGATCTAAGGGTAGTTCATGTGGAGGGGGTTTTAGGGGGTGGCTCATCGGGTGAGCTGGGTTAGCTCATTCGTGTTCGATATCTCTCAATCTTGCACGATATCGAAACATAAATGATCTAGGGGTAGCTCACCAGCTATGACCTACCCCTAGCTCATGAACTGTGAGCTACCCTAGGTCATCAGTTATGAGCTAGGGATGGGTCATTAAGGTGAGCTACCCCCACCTCTGGAGCCCTTGAAATACGGGGGGGTTTATTTCCTCCCTTCTCATGATCTACGGACTCCCTTTCTGCCGTTGAGCATGATTAAGTCGCCTGCGGCAGCGGCCAGTTGTGGCTACCGGGCAGACTTCGCTAGCCCGGCATCCACAACTGGCTTCGACTTTTGTTCGGTGGGGCGGCAACGATAGCACTTACAACCGCTAACGCGCTGGCCACTGGTACGACAGTAGATCGGGGCCTTCATACCGTCGTCTCCTGGAGCGGCGCCAGCATGGTGCTGGGGACATTGAAAAAGCCCAGCCGCCCGGTAGCGCGAATGAATGGAACAGGCCTCGGGTCGCTCAACACGAGTGCTTTCTGCCCCATGTACCACGGCGAGTCGCTGTTGTCTTGACTGTCGATCAGCTCCACGGACCCCACAATGCCCCCACGCAACAGCTGATCAGCCGGCGGCACTGTAACGCCAAGGCTCTTTGCAAACTCCGCAGCTTCAACATATTCAGCCTTGGTCATGCCTCCTGACGCGTGCACCAGGAAGCGCCCGCGAAATTTTGTGTGCCACGATCGATTCTCGACGTCCTTGCCGCCATGGATGATCAGCCAGGCCCATGGTTGGCGAATGCTCAGTGCTTTCATGTGCTGCTCCCTACAGGTGGTTTCGTCAATTCCTTCACCAGCTCCACATTCCTGGGATGCGTGAAGATGACTCCTTGAAACATAAATATCACCGGCGATTGAATCACCGTGAATCGTTGGTACCGACGCCACATAACCCGGTGCGCCCACTTACGTTCTTTTCGATGCGCTTCCTGCCATTGGGGTAGGAACGGGTCAGCGCGAACGGGGGTTCCAATGAACGTTCGAAACGCTTTCGGGCTGAGCCCTGACATATCGCTCATACCAACTCCAATTGCTTTCGAAGTGGCGTTGCTGGCTCAGCCACCGGCAGCACCACGTTGTTGTCCCTGAGGTATTTTTCCGCCAGCGATCTCAAGTGGTTCTCGCCCACGTCCAGGCGTTGCAGAAGATCGTCCTGCGGGTTGCGCACGCCCTCGATTTGCTCGCGCTTGACCCCCAGCACGTCAGAAACGATCGGGTCGCTGCCTTCGTCGGAAAGCAGGTAGTACGCCATTACGGGATCAACCTGGCCGTCACGGTGTATGCGCCCCATGCATTGCTCATGGACTCCCGGCGACCAATCCAACTCACCGAATACCACCGTGCTGCATGCGTGCTGCAATCCATCGACACCCGCGCCAGCACGCAAGCTGATCAACATCACTCGGCTTTGACCATTTACAAAGGCTTCTTTGGCCGCCTGCTTCTGCGTGGGAGACTCGCTGCCCGTGTACATAACCGGATTGAATTCGGCCAGTTTCTCTTTCCAGATTTCGTACACGTCGCGGTGCCATCCGAACAGCAACACGCGTTGCTCCGTCTCCAGCAGCAACTTCACGAACTCAGCCACGTACGGTGCTTTGGCCACACCGGTCGCATGGCGCACCAGGACGTCCAGATCGCCCGCGGCTTTCATCTTCTGGCCACGGTGCTGCTCATTGGCGGCCATGATGGTTTTTGCAAGCGCCACAGCGTCCCCGGTGATGCTTTCCATCACCGCGGCATCAAACTCAATCTCGTGCGCGATCTTCGACAGCGCTGGCAGCTCCCGACCTACCTCACGGCGAGTGCGGCGCAGCATCAGCCCTTCGCGGCGCAGGTATTCACCGAACGCTACGGAATCCTTGAGCCGTGGCTTGCCGTCGTCGCTGCGCTCGCACCATTCGCGCAGAAACTCGTCCCAACCGCCCAACGCATCGGGTGTCAGCACGTTCACGACAAAGAAGAATTCGCCCCCGTAGTTGTAGATCGGCGTAGCCGTGAGCCCCATTCGCAGCTTGACCTTCTCAGCCAGGTACTTACACGCTGTGTAAATATCGCTGCCGGGGTTGCGCAACTGCTGACACTCTTCAAACACGGCATATTGCGCGATTTCGCCCAGGACTTCCGCCCACCCACGCAGCTTGTGGTAACTCACCAGAATGACGTCCGGCAATGTGTCCCACAGGTCTTTGCGGCGCTGGCCAGGCTTCTTGATCAGGTCGTAAGGCCTGCCGCTGTTGACGTGATGCACACGCAGGTTTGGCAGGAACTCGGCCATTTTCTCTGGCCAGTGGTTTGGCAGTGACGCCGGGTACACTACGACGGCGGGCAAGTTGCCCTCAGCTGCCATCAGACACATGGCGGTTACGGTCTTTCCCAACCCAAGGTCATCGGCGACCAGGAGCCCGCCGCGGATACCTGTCTGAACCGCGGCGAAGCGTTGGTAATCGCGCGCAGGTTTGGCCAGTTCGAACGGAGGCATATCCATACGTCCGGCCAGCAGCTCGGCCAGGCTCGATTCCATCTGTACATGCTCTGACGCCAGCGCATCCAGCGTGCAGGCTGTCTCAGGCTCCATGGTCATCGGGTACCGTTGCAGAAACCACAACAGCTCACGGCTGTTTTCAGCGCTGGCCAGCAATTTGATGACTTCGGAGGCCTCTTGCGGCGCACGCGGAAACACCCGCTTGAGGCGAGCCCGAACCTGGGGCTCGCATTTGATGAACCAATAGCGCCCGACGAACTCAATTTGCCCATAGCTCATAGGGATTGCCTCGCCAGCCTGACCATCTGAAATGGCTTGTCCAGCCAAACCGGTTTTGTGGTCAGCTCCTGGCCCGCCCACCGCGGCGTACCGGCAAGAACTACCCCAGTGACGCCAGGCAGGTTGATGTAGCGCCCGACTTGATGGAGAGCATCGGACAGGCTTCCGCCTACCTTGACTTCGATCACCACACCATCCAGCCAAAAGTCCGCACGATTCCGTGCATCCAGCACGCGCTCACGCTCAAACTCGAAGCCATACAGGGTCAGCACTTCGGCAATGCGCTGGTGCAGCTGGATCTCGTCGCCGTAGCGATAGGCGTAGCGGCTAAGGTGAGTAACCAGGGCGTTGAGGACAATCCGGGGCTCAGACATGGCAGGCCTCGATCGTCAGAGGGGTGGTGTTCCACAGGGTGACGATTCGCCCAAGGGACTGGCATTCATCCCTTGGGATTGGCACTTCTCGGTTACAGAGCTTGCATACCATTCGGCGCTGGAAAGCTCCCCGCACCAGCTTGACGTCGTACTCAGTGGTGTCATACGACGGGTCCTGGCCGCACCCGCGGCAAGCGTGCAACAACGAGAACAACAACTGACGCCTGGCGTCTACGCCCAAGAGTTTTGCCGCCTGATCGACGTCGACCTCAAACGCGGAGTCATCCCCGTAGAAGGCACGGCTCAAAACACGCTTACCCTGCATATTCACCTCCAAACCCCACCTAAAACGCAGAATCCGGCATTCAAAAACTATCCCCGGACATATATAAAGAATATTACCATTTATTTGCTATTGTTTTATCAATAATTGGTGGCCAGTAACACAAACGGCGCCGAGAGGCGCCGTATCGATTGCGGAGCGATCACGCCCGGGCTAAAAGTTCGTTCACCACCAGGCCGGAATCGACGAAATACCAGTCGCTATCGGTCAGATTGTTGATGAGGAACTGCGCGACCTCTGCTTTGGTGTGACGCTTGATGAAGCGCTGCATTTTGAGGGACGGGCCCCTCCACTCCGGCTCAAAGCCCAATAGCTTCGCGGCGGCCAGGTTGTGGTGTCCGTCCAGTAAAACGCGGTACAGGGTGCCGCCCAGCTCAATGGTCAGGGTGCTGACAATGAACGTTTTGAACGTCTCGGCCTTGCGCTGCACCTTCTTCGGGTTCAGGTAGCGCTGGGAGCTGATCAGGGGTGGCAGGTTCATGGGTTCACCTTTTCTTCTGGATCAAGTTTGAACTCCCGGCACATGGCGTAAGCGGCCATTGAGCCAAGGCCAAAGGCATCGCGCACCAACGCCCACCGCACGCGCACCGGCTGATCCTTGGACGGACGCATATTGCGCACGGCCATTTCCAACAGCGATCGCTCGTCGAATTGCTGGCCGGCCAGGATCATTGTGCACCTCCTGCGCCGGCTGAGCGCACCAGGACAGACTTGTGGGAACTCGTCCCAGCCAATGCCATGGTGGTGATGAAATAATGGTTCTGCCGGCGGTTGTAGACGACTTCCTCACGGTCGGTACCGGCGAAGAGCACCTGCTGAGCCTTCACACATAACGGCCTGCCGCCAACGGTGAAGCTGAGGTAATCACCCGGCTGGATTTGTCCTTGCTTGGCCAGTGGACGCCAGCCACTGCCGCTAACCTGGACTGCCTGCGCCAGCCTTGGGTGCAGCTTGAGTACGTCGGCGCCGGTATCCAACACCTCGTTGGCTGGATGAAGCAACGCACGCACGCCTATAACAACCCTGCCGAAACTACCGCCGTCATCGATCTCAAGCAGCTTGCGCAGCACCCGCTGGCAGGCGTGCGCATCACCAATGTCGAAGAGTTCCAGCGGAATATCTTCAGCCTTGGGCTGACTGGTCAAGCTGTCCGGTAGGAACCCGCTGCGAACGGCCTCGAGGAAAGACATCATCTGCATGACGCATTGCACGTCTTCAGTGCCAGCCCTAGCCACCCGCATTCCATAAAGCAGCGGCTCAAGCCGAGACGACGCCTGTGCGGTGTCATGTTCCATTTGACGATTGCGATCCGACATAAAATTATCCCCGTACAAGATAATAACCATTAAACAATAGTTTTATAATGTTTTCGAGGTATTTTTAAGGTCGTCTCGCGCCTCGACCACCAGCTACTCGGCGAACGGCTCACCGTAGGCATCCATGCCATTGTCATTCAAGTGCTGACGGCCTTTCTCGGTCAAGAAGTAGATGCCTTCAGCAACATCGACCATGGCCAGCGCCAGCAGAGTCGCCAGCGCATCCTGGTCGCTGATTTCATCCTCAGAGGCAGCACTGACCTTCGCAATGGTGACCAACTGCTCCAGGGCTTTGTCATCCATTGGGCGCTCTTTGGCGCTGTCCAGCATGGCGAGAGCAGCCCGGAACGATTGAGCCATGCGCATTTCATGCAATGCCTGGTCGATCTTGCCTTCTGCCAGGTTGATAGGACCGTTGGTTTCGACAACCTCAAGCCCGATTTGCAGGTGGGCCACAGCGCCAGCGGTGGCGGAAGCGTCGAGCATGGTGCCGGTAGCGGCGATGATTTCCCGGGCAGCGACATAGGAGCTTGCCAGCGTCATCGCCGCCAACGGTTCGTCAGGCTCAACGCTGTCGAGTAGTGCCGCACATGCCCGGCCCTTCGCATTGAGGACGTTATCCCCTTTGTCGGTGTAGCGATCAATAAGTCCCAGGTCAATCAGTGCGTCACGCCCGGCCTTACTGACCACATCGCCATCTTCCAGCGCCTGGCCTTCAGCTTTCACCAACTGCTCCAGCACTTCGCGTCCGGCGTCGTCCAGTTCACTCAATTCTGGCAGAGCAGAATCCGTCATAGCGCCGCCAAGCTTGGATACCAGCTCAGCGATGGTGGTCTTACGCTCGCTGATTTGACTGTCCAGCTCCGCAACTTGCTGCGTGAGTGCGTCGACCTGCTTAGGTTTTGGTGTCGTCATGCCTCGTGGCAGCGCCACAGCTTTGCGCGCCTGGGCTTTTTGGAACGCGGCCTGGTTCTTTTCAGCCATGGCGGCAATTTCGCCAACAGCCTTTTCGATATCCGTATGCTCTTTGAGTGGTTTAACCGAACCATTGAGCAGCACCTGGTAGATATCGCCGGTGCCGTTCACGCGTAAAGTGATGACCTGACCGCTCGCCAGCGTCAGGAATGCTTCGCGGTAGGTTGTATCGGAACTGCGACGAGGCTTCTGGTTGAATTCAGACGATGAAACGGTCTGACCCGCACGCCCCATCTGCTGGCTGATCAGTTTGATTGCTTTGTCAGCACCGGCAGGCGAAGAGAAGTCCAGGGAATTGGTTTTGGGCATGGCGAACGGCCTCAGCGAGTGTGGAAAGACACGCCATTTTGAGGCGGAAAAGCCCGGGCGAAATGTGGCGCTTTGCGCCGCAACCCCTCCCGCTTGCCTGTTTTTCCGCTGCGCTCCAAAACAGGCAAGCCCTCCCGCCACCGGTAAAGGTTTTGAGATGGATCGCCTTGCTACTCACTTTCGGAAGAATCGGCTGGATTCCTGCCCCCATTGCCCGCTGAGTAGACACTTCATAGGCCTGCTGCATTACCGAACCTTATCCTGCTGGACGGTTCCCGCGGCGTTTTTAACGTGGTGCCGGTCTATTCCCCTTGCCCACATGGCAATGCCCCCAGGTTGCGAACCTGGGAAGGCGTGAAGCGCGTCGCACGGTCGGCCCTGTGCAATGTTTCCCCATTGGGCCGTACAGTCGCAAAAGTGGGTAACAATCGCTTGATATCCAACCCCACAAATCGCATACGCTTACGTCCATTTCGGGCGCACGAAAACCACTCGGGCGCGCGAAAAAGCGCGACTGCTCGATGAGTGAGGGGGCTGAACTGTAGACAAGGGCGCTTGTTCGCGCCAGAATTGGCCTACAGAGTCGAGCTTCCCCGCCGCCACAGCAGAGATTCCCCTCGACTCCAGGCTATAGGGAGTTTGCACCTCCGCATTAGCCCTTCAAGACCCGCTCATAGCGGGTCTTGTCGTATCTGGCGCGCAGAATAACCCCGAGAATTATCAATGCGCCATAGTGGCCATTTGTACAGCCTGTACAAACAGCCATGTCTATCCGTATTTATCCCCGGACAATCGGGGGGCCTGAAGCCCCCTAACTGCGCGCTTTCCCGACGAACGGTAGTACGATCCTTGTCAGCGCAATGGCGCCGTGGTGCGACCCCCCATGCTGTCGGTGTGGGGGTGCTGCTGCACGCTGATTCCGTCGCTGGTGATATCCCCGCCGGTCTGCGTTACCGGTCCTTGGACGGACAAGGCGGACGCTATTGCTGCAATGGAAGCCGGCGTGAGCACCAAACTGGTCCCGCCAACGATGAACTCAATCTTCGCGCCTGCGTTGATGGTAAACACCTGGTCGGTGTTGAACTCGAAGTTGTCGTGGTTCCAGCGCCTGGTCGATTGCTCGTTACCCGTGTTGACCGGGCGATTTCCCACGATGATCGGGTAGCGCCCGTCGCCATTACGGAACGCGAGCCACACAGGCATTCCCGGCAACATGCGGATCTCCGTATCGGTGGAGTCATCCCCCAGCGGGTTGCACAGCTCTGCCACTGGCCATTCACTTGCCCCATCGGTGTAGGGTGAAAACGATACGCGGATTTCCCGACGCTGGCGGTTGTCCGTGACCTCTTCCACAAAGCCCGGCGTGTAGTTAGGTAGCATTGACCAATTTCCCCATCCAGAGGCGACTGTAGCTCTCCATCGCCCCGGTTTTCTGAATGGCCGCGTGGGCGGCGGTGATGACCACCAGATTCTCCCCGCCGACCGTCAGCACGTTCCCGGCCTGAATCTGCTGGCACTGCTGGGAGTCGACGGTTTTGCTTCGCACCAGCACGCACGAGGCGTTGCGAAGTTGGCGCTGATCACCCCGCGGCATAAAGTTGATCACCCGCGACTCTCCCATCTGGCCGGTAACGATCGCGCCTGAGTCGTTCACGCTGTACCAGCTTGGCACCTGCTGAAGCTCGAGGAATTCGCTGTCGACCTTCGCGCTTGCGTCAACCTGGCCAATGTCGTCGACTGGGGACTGCCTGGCCAGGTCGGTCAAGCGCATGACCTGTAACCTGCCCCCCACCAACACCAGGGCGGCGCCCTCTTCCTGAAGAACCGTCGCCACACCGTAGCTTGGCTGTGTGCCCCGAAGGCAGGTGAAGCGCGGTACCGAGAAGTCACTGCCTATGCGCAGGTAGGCACCGCAGCTGCGCAGTACGGCGGAGAACGGCGCATCGCGCATTACTACTGCCTGGGCGCTGGGTTCGGCCAGGGGCGCACAGCTGGCCAACAGCGCGATGACGCTCATCGCCTGTTGTTGCTCTTTGCCCTGCACCTCACCCAACGGCGGTGCCTTTTGTGTTTTCACGATCTTGTAGGGCAGGTTCTCCCGGCCCGACCAGATGGTGGCGCCCCGCTTGAGCTTGGCTTCAACACCGTCAATGAGCTTGACCGTGAACTCCAGGTTGCGCGGGATAGGGGTTAAGTCCGATCGACTCACCCAGCGAACTACGACGTCGGTGGGCAGTTGATCACCGTTCTCACTCAGATATACGTTCATCGCCTTCCACCAGGTGTTCGCCGTCGTGGCCCACGCGCTGCTGAGCTCGCACTTGTTGAATCACTGGATAGCCTGGCGGTACGTTGGCACTGCCGTCGTTCGGCTCGCTCTCTCCAGGAGCCCGGAGAATAGGCACAACGCATTTCAGCGCCACATCCGCGGCAAGGATCTTCACGTTCTTCAGGTCGGTATCGACCTTCATCCAGTCGATACGCTTTGTCTCCAGCTGCATCGCGCCCGACACCTTGTATTGCCCGAACGAGTACTTGGCATCCATGTAGCGCCGGTGGGGCTGCTGCATGAACGCGCTCAGCTGCGCCGCCAGTGATTTGGCTGTATCCCCATCGCTGGCAATGATCGCCACCTGGATACGCCGGTCGTGCATGTCCTGCCTGTAGTCGTACCAAGACCCTCCCTCATGGATCTGCACCCGCTCAAACCCTGTGTGGTGGCCACCCCAATCGGCGCCTGTACCCAAAAAGTCGTCGTCGGTGGCCAGCAGCACCACCGGCAGCTTGGTGGTTGCGCCTTTCGGACCGTTCTCGTTCTTGCGGTACTGCGCGAGCATCGATTCCACCTGGTCGAGCATGCGCGACGGCGCCCATTGCATGGCCTGGGCCGGGCGCCTGGTGCTGAATTCCTTCACCCCGGGTGTATCGGTGTACAGTTTGTTAAACCAGTCAAGCATGTACCAGCCGAAGGCCTCCTTTTGCTGGATGAAACTGCCGTTCGAGTCAGCCATTGGAGACCTCGTTAAGCCGCGTCGAGCAGCGTGATTGGATTGCCAGACGTCTGCGCGGCACTGGGCAGCATCCACAGGTGCTGTGGGGTGATTCGGGCGCCAATTTCAGCCCGCAGCAAAGGGGCCTTCGCCTGATTGAAGGCCCATGCCACGAACTCAGAACAGAAGAACCGCCTTTTGGATTCCCAACGATCGGAGCGGAACAAGATGCCAAGCAACCCAAGGTAGTCGTAGCCGGCACCGATTTGACTCATCGCGGCAGACTGCACGGCACATGCGTCGGGGCAGGGCATATGGACAAGGGCGGCATAGCTGGACTGTTCCAGGCGCGCTTTGAGCGGCGCGAGAGTCACGCCCCCAAACATATTCGCCCCGATTACCTTATCGCCCACCACGATTTCGACATGGCTGAACGCCGACCAGGTAACGCAACGAATCAGAAGGCTGCCAATCATACGGCGGCGGGTGAACAGAACTTGTACCGATTGCATTATTGCAGCTCCCCCTGTGCGGCGCCGGCGCTGTTACCGATGCCTTCTACGGCCTTCAGAATGGCTGCCACAGTCGCATCGGCGAGTGCCTGCGCCTCTTCCTGCTTCTCATCCGTCATGAGCGCCCGGATTTGTTCCTTGGCTCCCAGTCGCGTGGTGCGGATGCATACCAGAGCGTTATTGTAAGCCGCAGCCTCACCCAAAATGCTGTTTGCAGCTTGCTGAGCAGTGCGCCCACTGATTGCCCAAGCGGCCACCATAGGGGGCACCGCATCGTCCGGATATCCGGCATCTTTGAATGCCTGCGCTTCATCGGCAGCCCGTTGGTACTCAACTGCACGGAGCGGATCGCCGGCCACCGCTTTCCGCGCCATATCGGCGGCATCATCCACCTGAGCGCATAATTCTGGGCAGGACGGTAGAACCACTGGCGGATCGACTAGGATCGGCAAGCCATCAGCGTCATGGCCGCGGACTTTCCCAGGTGCTGGGTTGGCAATCACCTGGTCATAGCGGTCATCCGGAATGTTCACTGCATCGGCCGGAATTACCGTATGGAAGCCCACGATGTAACAGTTTCCGGTAGTTTTGCTGTATTTCCGCATGACTATTTCCCCACGCAAATAAAGGTGTATCCGACGATGCCGGCAGGAACTGCAATGGCCCCTGCGCTTACGGTACGCGCCAGAACGTCAATCCCATTAACGGACGCCCCTTGACAGCTCATAAACGTTGCGGAGCTTGATGTACTAATCGAGTAAGCCAGCAGCGAAGTATTAAAAGCCATCGCCAGATTTATATGGGCTGTACCTGCTCCCGCGGGAATTTGACCGTTTGCCCACTGGATAACAAAATTGCCGAGCCACGACGGGAAAGCGAGATAGCCGTTTGAACCAAAGCTAGCTGCAAACCCCCAACGCATTGTCTTTGGCGTGACCACAACGTTATCTAGAACGCCTGCGTCTACTTGCGCCTGCGTGGCTAACTGGTCGCTACTCAGTAAATTGGACCAATACAAAACGCCGCCGGGCATGGTGTATTGACCTACCCAAAACCTCCGGTTACTGCTCGATGTTCCGGTTTCAAACACGTAGTAATAAGTGCAATCACTTCGTGGAGTGATTGCCAAAACGCCCAGTACCTTGTTGTCACTCTCGGGAGGCGCATTAGGTGTAGCAAGGTTTGGAACAAGTGCCCCGTAAGCCAGGTATAACCCCCCGGTGTTTATCGCCTTGAAGTCACCCAGGACGGGCGCGCCGACACCCCCAAGCCCAAATTGACCGATACTAATCTTTCCTGTCATAAGGTCTTGCATGGCTGTCGACTGTACGTCGCGTACCGAGCCATCCTCGGCGTACCAGGCCGTGCCCCCGGCAGTCGACAAGGTGATAGTGTCGAACTGCTTAAGGATGATGGAGCCACCGTCCCCAACCCCAGGCATACCCGCGACGTAGTTGGTTGCCGGCAGCTTTATCGTAACTGCGCCGGTTGAAACGTTAGTGAAGTTGACGACACCCCCGTTAGGGCCAGTACTCCCCAAAGGCAACGTGACGGTGAACGGATTTACCGAGTTAAGTAAGTAGCCCATGCCAAACGTATTGACTGCGGTCAGGGCTGTGTTAGCGCTCAAGCTACCAATTGCTGCGTGGTTACCCGAACTCTTTTTGACGAACTCTGTAGTGGACAACTTCGTTGTGTTATCAAACAGGGCTGGTGTTGGGGCCGAGGGCGAACCAGTTAGCGCCGGACTGGCCAATGGTGCCTTGAGCAACAGTCCTTTAATAAAACGCCGAACTGACACCCAACTAGTACTATCTACAGCCGTTGTTCCTGTGACCTCCGCCTCGGTGGCCTCGGCGCTCGCAAAGCCCGCACCAGCAGTAAGCTGGAACGTCGCGCCGTCGTAATACACGTCATAGACGCCGCCGGCCACAATGCTTCCAGCCGTGAGAGGGACCCCTCCGGTCTTAAGCACCTGCACCGGCCCGACGCCCTCAACATTGATCGTGGTGTCGCCGGTATTACTGCTGAGTGCCTTGAAGCTAAAGCGGTTGCCCTTGATATATTGGGTGAGTTCCACAATATCCGGGAGGGTCAGTGTGATGGCGTTGGCAGTCCCGCCCACGTCGCCCCACAGATGGCCCTGGTAGTCCGGAAACTTGGCACGGAGTACATACTGGGGGTGGGCGTTGTAAGCGCCTTCATGGGCGGCCAGCGCGGCCAGCGCCACGCTTTCGTCGGGATCGATGACAAAGCTGATGCTGTTGGCAGGGACTGCGGAAAACGCCAGGTCATTGAACAGGACGTAGGTCACGCCATTCGTCTTGTAAGACGCAACGGTACCGTCGGCCTTCGACCAGACGAAAGCCAGCGTATCGCCGGCCCAAAACGCGATCTCGCCAATACCGACCTGGCCGACATCCTCGCGCCAGGCGCTGACCATACGGATTTGATAGGGCGTTGGGCGACTTGCTCCGGCGACCGGCACCTTGTTCCCCACAGGGGCTACAAGCTCCAGCTCTTCCCCGGTGGGGTCGTAATGCGCCGTGCCGAAGGAAACGTGCGTGATTTTGAGCTCAAGCCCGTCATTGCTGGCGTTGAACGCGGCAGCCTGCCCCGCCAAAGTCAGTGTCGGGTTGATGATAATCGGGTCAGCCATAAATCCCCCATGAGGTGTATTTATGGCAAGCGTACAGGCCGAAAAAGGGGCTAATTTAGGTGACTTTGCGTCCCTTTTGCCCCCGCGCTGCTGTAGGTAAGGTTTGAGCCGCCCGCTACATGCGCCGGCCCAGTGGTAGCCGGACTTTCAATCGGTGGCTGAAGGTATAACGCTGTTCCCGTTGTCCGGCAGACCAGGACAGAGTTTCCGGTGAACATGACGCCGTAGGTGGATTTCGTTGTTCTGGCCGATCGCAGCTCCAAGACAAAACGCGCCGCCACAGCGGTGCGCGCGGCCTTCAGGATTCGCTCCGGAACAATCTGCGTCTCGATATCCACGCGCAGGCGACTGGTCAGGAAAAAATCGGCCTCCTGCTCGCCAGCGGCCAGCATTTCAGCCTCAGACATGACGTCAACAGGATAGGTACCGGCCTTCCTGCACCACAGTTGATCGATGGTGAAGACATCGCCGAACAACGCCCGCAAGTAGAACCTCAGGAAGTGCGTGCCGCGCTGTGGATTCAAGTACCGCCAGGCCTTGAACAGCATGCGGGTTTTGTCGCTTGCGGTATTGTTTAGCAGTGCCAGCCCGTCGTTGTTCAGCCCCAGGCTGATGAAGTTGTTCGGCCCAAGGTGCGGCATCCCAAGCGTATTGGCGTCGATCACATCGCCCGCCAGGTTCTTGCGGTAGAGACTGATGGCCAGGGCCTTGAGTTCCGATTCAATCTCATCGTACTCGGCGCTGCGCTGTAATGGCTTGAGTTCCATCAGTTGGCTGTCTCCGTGAGGATTTCCAAGCTCTCTTCAGTGACGTAGCGGAAATGTTCAGGAAAGTCCGCAGTGTCATCGCCAATCATATCGACCGAGATATCCGCGACTCGCTGGGTCAGCGCTGGTACGTTCTGGCGCAGGAGGTCGTAGATGTCCTTTTTCAGCATCTTGGCTTCACCACGCTTGGCCCAATCCGAGTTGCGCCCGTAGCTCTCCAGGATCAGCGCTCGAACGGCCTGCTTGATCGCAGCTGAATCGTAGGTAGATGGCACGTAGAGGGTCAGCTTTAGCGGCACGCTCTTTTCGATCGCTTGGAGGAACTGAAGGCGATAGCTGTTATCGGCCAGCCTGATGATCTCGCGAATTTGGCTTTCCAGCGCAGCCTGTGCCACGCCCTCCTTGAGTACGGCCACAAACAGTTTGTTCATGTTGTCGACGGACGCGGGGCGCACGGCCTCTTCTTTCCGCTCGTTCCACACGTTAAGAAACGTGACCGCACCCAGCTTCCTGCGCACCAGAAAGTCGAAGTTAGACAGGTACACCGCGTTTTCATTGTAGATGCCTGGGAACGAACAGATTTCTCGCATGGTTGGGACGCTCATTGGCCCCTCGCCGATCTGCGTCACTTCAGACAGCTGCATGGTCGCCTTTTCGGTTGCATCGCTGTATTCGAAGTAGAAGCCCATGCCTACGCTGGGACTGATGTCGCCCTCGGTGTCATAGATCGAAATATTGATTTTCGATCCGTTGGCCGGCTGCAACCCAGCCAGCCCATTAACGCCGAACACCAGGCCGATAACCTGATTTTCATCCGTCTGGATGTGATAGGTCATGTCGCCATCGAGCACGTTGCAGAACTCGGGAGCGTACTCCCACCCTGCCACCGATACCTCTGCAATGTGCCCGATCTCAGGCTCTGCGAGTTCGATCGTATAGAACGGCTGATTTTGCGCCACCGTATGGATAACGGTTCGAAGCTCAACCTGCCGCGCAACGATGCTGCCAGTGCCGCCGGCAAGTACCTGGGCGCCTGTCGATACCCGCCACATCCGCCCATTCTGGTCGCGCAGCACACGCCCGGCCAGGATCTTCAGGACCTCGGCGCCGGTGTTTATGACGCTGATGACCGCAATACAGGGCCTGCCGAACGGCAAGACAGCCTTCACCGACGCATCCGCCAACACAGTCACGTCACGAGCCTTCAGATACACCTCACCGGTGGTGACCTCCACTTGGTTGGCCACCTCCGCCAGCATCGTCGCTATGGACGCCAGGCCTTGCGTAATCAGGGGGTCGCCAATCTGGAAGCGCTTGGCCAGGGTCGGGTAGTTGGCGATCTCGTCCGCCGCGGCCTGAATGAGCTGATCTTTAGTAATTGCCACGGGATACCTCTGTAAGATCCGAAAGGCTCAGCAACTGCCCGGCCACTTCGATATGAACGTTTTTGATGTCGACACCTTCAGACGTGGCGTACAGGTTGACGGTCCCCGCCGGCAGGGCTTCCAGGACAGGGATATCCTTGAGCATTTTGGCCAGGAACCAGTCCGCCAGCGGAGAATTGAGAGGCTTTTGCTGCATTTCTTCTATCGGGTTGCCGTAGGTGCTGCCGTAGTAGGTGTTCGGCTTCGTCGCCCACCAATGCGCGATCATGCGGAAAATCAGGTCTGTGTTTAACGTATCGGCCATGACGGGCACGCTCAGAATGCTTTGCAGCATCTTGGCAAAGAAAACCGCCGCCCTTCGACAGCGGTTTGCGGGTCACATCGGCCACATGCCAATGCCGCCGGCGGACGCGTGGGCGATCCCCCGATCGTTCACGTTCTGCGACAGCGGCGTTTCGACATTGACCGTCGTCGAGCCTTCTTTGCCCCCGGCGCCAGCTGGCGGCGCCTTGACCTCGGCCACGCTCGGGATTTTGGTCTGACTGGCGTCCGCCGCGGCTGGCGCATAGTTCGCCATCTTGGGGGCCGCCAGGGTGGCCGGTATCGACGAATTGGCGACAGTCACCGGGCGCGGTTGGGTTGGCGCCATAACACCAATCGGGGTGACCGCCTGGGCACTGGCCAGGCTATTCGGTGGCGCCATCGCTGACATGGTGTTGGCCACCGCCGTGTCCACCGCCGCCGGCGCGTCGACCTTGAACTCATCCGCCCGTCGTGTAGGCGTCAGGTCACCCGCCTGGGCCTGGGCCAGATAGGTTTCCTCGTACTTTTTCTTTACGTCCTCCAGGCCGTTGGTACCGCCGTTGGTGAGCCGGCGCGCCTTGTCCATGTCGCCAGCCTGGGCTGCCTTGTCGGCACCGGAACTTTTCCAGTGTTGCACCGCGATTTGTGCCGAGTACTTGGGGTCTGCCGCCAGCTCCGGGTTGTTCACCAGGTCAACACCCAGCTTCTTGCCCATTTCCTCGTATTGGGCTCGCCCGGTGAGTTGCAGCGCGCCACGCCCACGGAATTTGTAGCCGTCGCCTGGATCCTTGTTTCCCATGCGCCCGCCATAGACCTTGTTGGCGATCGCCTCGGGGTTGCCGGCGTCCGCGCGGGCGTCATCGGCGTTTTTGTAATACTTGGGGAACACTTCCTGTAGGCGTTTGGCGCTGTAATTTAGGTTCTCTTCTGTTTTGGTGAAGCCCCCCGACTCATGGTCAACGTTAGCCATCAACATGGCCTTGGATTTGGGGTCTGTGATGCCACCCGCGTCCATGGCCTGGATCAGCTGGTCCTTAGCCGCGCTGGAGCCGCCCGAGCCATAGCGCCCGCCCGAGGCTTTGTAGAGGATGTTTGAGCCAGCATCCGCGACTTCAGTAACCTTGTCGCCGGCGTAATCCTTGGTGTCCTGCCACGCGTCGGCGGCGGTGTCCTTCCATTCAGCCACTTTGTCCGTGACTGCCTTCCAGGTATCGCGTGCCCAGTCGGCCATACTGGTTATCGCGTCGGTGCCGGCGGTCACCAGGCCGGACCATCCCTCTTTGACGTAATCGAATGCCGCGCCCGCTGCCTTTGATGCGGTGTCGGCCAGGCCCGTGAACGTCGAACTGATGGTGGACAACACAGAATCGAAGTCCACCGTTGCAAGCCACTCGCCCACCATCCCGCCGAGCTTTTCGCCGATGAGGCCGCCAGCGATCGCGCCCGCCGGGCCGCCAAGCATGCCCAGTACGCCACCAACCAGGCCGCCTACCCCACCACCGACGCTGCCCCATTTGTTTGTCTTGTTGTCTTGCGCCGACATCTCTGGATCATCGTCGGCCATAACGTCAGAGGCGACCATCAGGCCGCCGATCAGCGCGCCGATAACAGGAATTTTGCGCAGCAGGCCTTTACCCATCCTGAGCGCGCCACCGCCTGCGCTCTTCGCCATGCCTTTGAGCCCACCTCCCTTGCCTTCCGCCCTGCCCGCGCGGCTGCCAGACGCCTTGCCGGGCTTTTCCTTTCCGTCAACGCCAGGCACCGCCTGATCCGCCATTGTTTTGCCTGATCGCCTCGCGCTTCGACCTCTCCCTCCCCGGTCAGCCGCGTCACCGCCACGCCGAGCGGCACGACGGGAGCGCCCAGGCAAGAGGCTACCGGCTGCTTTCAGCAGACGCCCGGCACCCAGCAACCGGGCAAGCGCTTTGAATGGCGCCAGCACCGCGCCAACGAGCGCCAGCAACATCCCGAGCATGCCACCCAGTCCACCACGCCCCTTGCCCTTGTTGGCGTCAGCCTGCGTGCGCCAAATGCGCCGCAGCCAGGTGACGTTCTCCCGGTGCTCTTTGGTCTGCTTGGCGTCCTGGCCACGGCCAAACAACCGTCCCAATGGTTTAAACAGCGACATTGCCGGCGATAGAATACTGCTGACTTCCTTGGCCGCCTGGATAGTGGGGTCAACGTTGTCGACGTCGGCGGTGAGCTTGCTGCCCATGTCCCGCGCCGCTTCGACGATTGAACCGCCGATAGCGCGAGCTGCGCCGGCATCCATGGAGCGCGCGCCGTCGCTTCCATTACCGCTATTTACCGCGGCCTTGGCGCTAAATCGTCCTGATGCGTCACGCTGGACGGTGTTAGGTACCTGCTCCTTTCCAGGGGCTGCCGTTGGGGCCTGTTCCTCCGCACGCCTTGCTCCTGGTTGCCGAGGCGTCACCGCCATTAGAGTGGTTGGCTCCGTTGCACGCTCGCTACGACTGGACCCTGCTCGGGAGCGTGGCTCTGGGTCGTTGGCCGCGCGCCCCACAGGAATTGCATGGCGGGCGCCAGTTGGCTCAGGTTGTACCGTGGCCAGGCCTCTGCTCAGCTGGCCAAGACGCTTGGCTATGTCGCTGGTGTTGCTTTCGATTTGGCGCAGCAGGCTCAGCTCTTGCGCCAGCTGCTCCACCTCGTCGGCGATGCTCTCACCACGCAGAAAACCCGTCGAAGCGTCATGTTCAAGTGCCATGGCTTAGTGACCCCTGATCACGGAATCGACAACCGACAGCGCCTTTTTCACGCCGCTGGCCACGGCGGCGATCGCGCCCTTGTCCTCTTTTTCGGGTTCAGCCTGGTAGCCCGGCAGTTCGGGGGTCAACATGAACCGGTTGGCGCTGTCGAGCATATCGGCGCCGATGTTCATATTGATCCCGCGCTCCATCACCGCCGGCGCGCTGTCGAGCATAGGCGCCTCGATTTTGGCCTGGCGCAGACGCTCCAGTAGCCGCGCGTTGTGTTCCACCAGCTCATCGTTGATCTTGCACTGCGCCAGGTAGTCGGTGCTGATCGATGCGGCAAAGGCGTCCGATTCCTTGATCATCGAATCCACAGAGTCCAGCAATGCAGCGTTTTCCGACGCGAACGTGTCTACCGACGCAAAAACGCCTGGTGCCACGCTGTCGAGCATCACCGCATAGCCGCGGTTGTCGTCATAGTTGGGAGCGCGCACCAGGTCCATGCCGAAGTACCCCTTGGGCACGCGCACACCGCCTTCCTCTGGCGCGTAGATGGCCGAACTGAAGCCATAGGCCTTGCTACCCCACAGGCGTTCGCCGACGCGGCCCGGGGCGGTATCCAGAAACTCTTGCTCGTGTTCTACGTCACCGTTGGGATAGCACTTGAGGTAGATCGTGCGCACCGCCGGCTCCAGCACCACCGGCTTGCCGTCAACAATCACCGTTTCAGGCACATCGAGTGTGTATTTCTCCCGGTACTGGTGACCGATATAACCCACCACGTCGCCTTTCTGGATCGCTTCCTGGGTGGCAGCACCGTTGAACAGGCGCATGGCGGCGTCGATATCGATCTTGCGCGGCTGGCCGGTGAAGCTGCGCCCGATGTTGTTCAAGTTGTAGCGAATAACGCCCGTGCGCTTACCCATTCTTTCCGTCCTCTTCTTCGTTGTCGGCGCCAGCCACTGGGGGCAGATCGATGTCGTTGTCTCCGCCGCCGAAGCCTGGTTGCGCCGGTGGCTTGGCGTTGGCCAGGCCCTTGGCGAACATGTCAGCCGCCTCCTGGTCGAGTTCTGCTGTCTTGGCCAGCATGTAGGCGTTGGTTTTTTCGTCCATGCCGATATCGCGCATCTGCGCCAGGATCTGGACCAGGATCGCGGCCTTGTTCATGGCCTTCTCGGAGCTGGCTTGCTTTTCAGCCTCCAGCGCCGCGATACCGCCGTAGAAATTGATCGTGTAGGGGCGTTCGGAGTCCGGCCAGCACTTGCCGTACTTGGCCATCATGTGGCGGTCTATGGTGTCGTTGCAGGTCTTGGTGTAGCTGGTGCGCAGCATCCTGGCGCGCTCGGCGCCTTGGCTGCTAGTGCGGTTGAATCCGCCGTCACCCAGGCCACCCGACAGCTGATCGGCAAAGCCCAGCATGGAAATGTCGGTACCGAGGGTGCCCGCCAGCTTCTTGGCATGGAACAGCACATCCTCGACGCCCAGGTTCTGGCCGTTGGCGCCTGATGCGATGGCGCTCACCTGGGTCAGCTGCTTTTCGTTCCAGACCGGCATGATGTTGAAGTTGCGCGACGTCGAGTAAACGCCCTCTTCCACCTGCTTGTGCGCCCGGGCCTTCATTTCCGTGAGCATCTTGGTGGTGTTTTCGAGAATCTTGGCGCGTTGCTCCTTGGTAGTGTCCGCCATGTTCATCGTCAGCAGCACTTCCTCGATGGAGCTGGCGATACGCTGCCCGACCAAACCGCGCAAGGCGGAATACAGGTTGTCGAAGTCCTGCTCTGCCGCTTCCAGCAGGGAGCCGCCCACCAGCGCCGGGAGCGGCATGATGTTGCGCAGGTCAGTGGCTTCGAGATTGATCTTCTGTGCGTTCTCGATGGCCTTCATCTGCGGCAGCATCAGCATGCGCGGCATCTTCAGGCGCACCATGTCCATATGGCTGACGCGGCTCTGTAGCTTCTCGCCCAGGCTCACGACATAGCCAACAGTCCGGCCCAGTTCCTCGTATGGCTGCACCAGGGGCGAAAAGAGTGATTCATGGTCGAACGCCACCAGGCCTTCGCCCTTGACGGTGTACAGCCGCGCATAGGCATCGCCAAACCCGCCGGCGTTAAAGCCCATGGAGTGCGCACTGTCGTTGAGCATTTTGATGACCGGCGCCAGCTCGTCGACCATCTTCTGGTCACCGCGGGAGATTCTTGGCTTTGCCTCCAGGAACACGGTTTCTCCTGTGGTTTCATGCCCGCCCAGCGCCATCTGGATGTTGTTGCGCAAGGCCGTGGAAATAAGGCCTTCCTGCATCATGAAGTGGTACTTCATGTAGATTTGCGAGCGGGTGCGCACTGGCTTGCCGGAGTTGCCCAGCAGCATTTCAATGCCGACATAATCCGAATCGAACGTGTCCACCTGAGCCAAGCGGCTCATAGCCTGCTGATTGGCCTGGCTGGCGCTCATATCGGATAGTTGGCCGCCCAGGATTAGATCCCGCGCACCGCCGACCAGACGCGCCACCAGGCCTTTTGGGGATTCAGTTGAATTGGCCATTCACGTACACACAGAGGCTTGAGTTAACCTCCAGCGTACAGGCGCCATCGGGCGCTTTGCGGTGCTGGTTTGCCTGCCCTGGACGGCAAAGACCCGAGCGTTTGATTAACTCACGGCGAGCCGATCAGCCGGGTACTGGCGCAGGAAATCGAAGCTTTCATGCGCTGGCGCCGTCAACCAGTCCCGATACAGGCCTTTGGGCAATATCACCACCATGCGCTTCTCGTCGTCGGGCTTGTGGTAGTTGCGCATAAATTCGTGGTCATCGGCGTTGACGGTCAACATGGTGTAGCTGTGCAACACCTGGCTCGACGCTGGATCGCGCCAGCGCTCCCACAGGCCTGCAATACCCATCGGCTCACCGTCTGCCCGGACGATGCGCGTAGCGATGGCCTTACCCGTTCGCCAATCCGGCTCATAGATTGCCGCCGCCGGGATAATGCAGTGCTGGGCCCGACGCCAGGCGTTTCTGTAGGAAGGCTTCTCGGCTACGGTTTCGGAGCGGGCGTTATACGTGCGCCGGGCAAGCTTGGTGTCTTTGCTCCAGGTCGGAATCAGGCCAAAGGAACCCGGCATTACCTCTGCCGCCTGCGTGGCGCCCTCCCCGTCCTGTTCGGGATCGATTGCGCGAATGAATGGACCCAGGTACCCAGGCCACAGGTCTGTCTTGGTCTGCTCTGGCAGTGCCAGGCCGAACGCCATCCTCAGTTGCGCCGCTGTAGGCGCTTCGTAGTGGCTGCACATAGTTCCCCCCTCTCGCTTACGCCCAGCCACGCCCACCAGGTGCTATTCGTCCAGATCCTCACTGGCCGCCTCATCTGGCCGCGGGTTGAGCAGGTACTTGCGAGTATACGGCGGGATATTCACGTTGCCGGTAACGTCGACGATCTCAAAATTGATAATTACCCCTTCACCCATGAGCACAGCCACCAGCATGCGCTTACCTGGTTGAACGTAGCCGCTGGTACCGGGCTCGGCCAGGGGCTCAATTGAGGCCTCAAGAACACCTTCAGCGTAGTCCAGGCGGCTGCTGTCATCGGAGGTGTTGCCCAGCGGTGCGGCGTAGCCTTGTGAGAAGTGGATCATCGCTTCGCCAGTCTCAACCCACTCATAGGCTGCCTCATCCTCATCGCTCATCACGCCAAGCGGGCCGATGGTTGGGTAGCCGTCCGCCGTCTGGTCATCGCTGGTGCGGGTCACTTTCTTGTCAAAGAGCACGCATGGGATGGCGTTGGGCTCGCGCAAGGTGCGCTGGCGATTCGCCCGGTTTATCTGGATGGCCACGTTGTTGAGCATGTCTTACCCCTTTACCTTTTCCACTGCGCTGAGCGCTGCGGCGATCTGTTTCGCGCTGAAGCCTTGAGCCTGCATGGCTGCCATGAGCGCCTGGTGCTGGACGCTGGAGGCCTTCCTGTTCACCTGTGAGGCTTTACTGGCGCGCAGCCGGTCATTGGCCGCCTTCACCCTTCGCGCCTCCTGCTGGCGCTGGTACGACGGCTGTGCCTGGCGCTGTGCCTTCTGCTCTTCAGCCGTTTTGATGACCGTCCCGCGCTTGGCCTTTTGGCGATCGCGCAGCGCCTGCTCAATGAATGCCTGCTGTTCGGCCACAGTGACGGGGGTTTGCTTATTGCTCAGGGTGCGCCGACCGGTTTCGATCATGCGCTTGGCGAACAGGTTGAATGTCGCCCCGGCGTTGATGGTGGCCATCACGCGAATGACGTGCTTGCAGGCAATCCCCATGAGTTTGGGGTTTCGGATGCGTGGGAAGCCGTCCTCAGGGCGTCCATAGTTGAAACTTCCGATGCTGGCGATATAGCGGTACCAATACGTGTGTCGCCCACAGTCACAATCGAATTTCAGCTTGCCCGCCAGCATTCGCCGCGCGGCCTCCAGGGCAGTGTTGCCATCCGCCAGCACCTTGTCGTAGTCCAGGAACTGCACCATGACGTGGTGGCGCGCTACGTCCGACTTCGCGCTGGCATTGGTCTGGATGTGCACGACACCGCCGCGGTTGCTGACGGGGATAACGGTATGGATTTCACGGCTGGCGCGCCCACGGTCATCCGGTGATGACAGGTTGATCACCTGCTTGGCCAGGATCCCGCCGCCGGCACCGGAGACGGGCACGTTGCCCTTGCGCTGACCATGCCGACGCTGAATGTCGTGGACCGCGGCCCGGAACGCTATCAAATCGTCGCGCGTCAGCGGCCTGAACTCACCGCCGAGAGTCGTGAACAGCCCCCGCTTGGGGTCGTACAGGCCGGCCATATCGTCGGCGGACAGAATGGCGTTCTGGTCCCCGATCCGCTGCGCGCGGTCAGCCTCGAAACGTCTGCGGGCCTCCGCGCTCAGCTTGTTCGCAGCGACCACCAGCGTGTCGCGGGGGCGGGCTCCCTTCTTGGCAGCCATCAGCGGACCGACCTGGTAGCCGTGACGATGCCGGCTTTTTGCTTGAGATAAGCCAGGTGTTCTTTGGTGGGCAGCACCACGTCTTGCTCCACCAGCTCGCTGTCTACCGTCGACAATCCAGCAGCGGCCATAACCACCAGCGTTTCAGTAGCATCACCGTAGACGCGCAGCGCCATCATCGGCAGGTGATAGCGCTCACTCGGGAAGCTGCGCACTACCTGGCGGCGGGACGAATAGGACGGCTCGGTCAGTGCGAACTTGCGCACCTCCAGATAAAACCGGGCTTCGGGGATCATTGGGCGGCCTCTGTGAACACCCGGGAATTATCCGGGCATCACCAGCGGCGCCGGCGAGGCACTTTGCGCGACTCGAGGACTTTGAGACAGGCCGAAAAAAACCGCCCCAGCCGAAGCCAGGGCGGCCCCACCTATCAGACCTTACAGGCCATCAAAGTAGTCTCGCAGCAGTTCGTATGTGTGATGAACACGCACACAAACCACCACGAAGTCCCACGCACGTCTTAACAACTTAGACATACACGGCCCTCCTGTTGCTGGGCCGTCCTCCAGCACGCTTACCGGAACACGCGTGCCTTCGGGACACTTCACCAAGCGTTCCCTGTGAGGCGGCTGGGCTGATGGCCTCCCAAAACATCCTCCGGCACGGGTTCCTAATCCGTGAAGGGAGGGCCAAAATTCGCGCGCAGGCCCGGCCAACTCAAAGGTGACGCACGCGGAACGGCCCCATCTTACCCCATAAATCTTCAGGTAATGCGCGGCGCCGTGGCTCATTTTGCTAGACTGCCCGCAAGGCTTCTTGGTGTTTTATAAAACGTTATTTCCGGGCACCTATACCCGCCCAAGCCGATCACGGGAAAACGCCCCCTAAACGATGACAGGCGATTAACGGGAGTGAAGCAGCGTTATTCCCCATTGCGTCATTGATCAAATGTGAATAACATTATCTCCACACCAAGCGTTCCCTGTGAGCGAGCAAGCCCAACCCCTAATTGGATTTGCAAAGAAAGACCGCCTCTCCTAAGGCGGTTTTTTTTCGCCTGCATTTTCCCCGGCCAGACAAAACAAACCCCGCACAAGGCGGGGCAATGTCCAACAGACGCGCTACTCCTGGTCCTGCCACTTCCTGTGCGGCCAGGTCTTATCGGTATATGCCATGGCGGCTTCCCTGCTGCTGAAGCGCCTGCGCATCACCTTGTCAGGGTGCCCTTTGTCCTTGGGATCGCCCGTGATGTAGGGCGCCCAGGCCAACCAATAGTCAGCTTCAGGCTCATCATTCCAGCCATGGGCTGCGAAGCCCCTGCGCCGTCAACTCGCGTCCAGCTGCTTGGCCGGAACTCACTCCACAGCGACACCTCTAGCCCGCCATCAGGGTGGCGCCATCGGCACCTTTCAGTCGCTCACTCTCTTCGTCCAGGCATAGCAAGCACAGGGCCTCAAGCTCACGTTCTATCCGGTCGCCGGGCTTTGTCAGCGCGATGAGGCCCCGTCTATCCACATGAGGGGCCATACGTGCCATTTGGCTCGCCAGCGTTTCAATGGGCGGGCACTTGATCGCCTTCATGATGGCGCCCTGCTTGTAGCGGTCGAACGTCAACGCGTAGCCGTCCAGGTACTGGGCGCGTAATGGTTCGCTTTCGGGGCGGCACTGAAGGTTAACGGAGTCCCAGGTAAAGCTGAGCGACGGCATGCGATTCAGCAAGCGCGGGAGGTCGCAGCACCACGAAAGCCCGTGAATCAAGACACGAGGTGACTCAAGCGCGGAGGCATAGACCGCCAGCTTTTGCACATAGGCTTCCTGCTTGTCGTAGTCCACGCTCCCGTTAACTGTTCGATCGCTCAGCAACACCGCCCGCCGGCGCCCGCCAGTGCTTCGAGCTGGGGCCACGATGAAGTGGAAGGCGTAGAACCGGTATCCGTCGCACAGCACGGTAATGAGGTGTTCGAACGCTTCCCCAGGCTTGATTGGACCGTCCGCCAGCGCGGCCTCTACCAATCCGGGCACGTCGCTTGGCTTCAGCGAAGGGCCCGCCGGGCGGTATTTCTTTCTGTAGCTGTCATATGGCGTGGCCGCTGGAACCTTGGAGTAAGGAACCTTGCTGAGTTGCCCCGTGCGCGCACGGAATGCCAGGTTATCGTCGTGCCGGCTGCGCTTCATGCTGCCACCTGCTGCGCGTTGTCTTGCGCTGCGTGGAAATCGGCGTGGCGGGTGTAGGTCACTTTTTTGCACTTGCGGGAAACTGGGAACTCCCGCCCACCGACCCGGCAGAAATAATCCCGTGTGACGGCTCTCGGCTTGGTTCGCCGTTCATTGCGAGCGCTCAGGCTCTCGATTGCGCCCACACGCACCAAGCTGGCGCGGTGTATCCGGACCAGGCCCTGGTCGCCGGCCTCGATCATCTTGAGCGCGTGATCGCCGGTAAGCATCCACTCCACACCGTCGACGTCCAGCGCCGACACGTATTTATCGTCAGCCCAAAAGGCGACGAACACCGAGGAATCCACCTTTTCGGGCCGACGGTGCCAGTTCTTCCTGAAGCGGCGCACTTCTATAGCGTTACCTCACAAAATATCCCCGGACAATAGATCGCGCTTTTTTGCGCAAGAATGACCAGAAGCACGGGGTTTGCTTCGTGTCTCCGAAGGAATATACACCAGCAAACAATAAAATGTATGTTTTATGCGACGTCGGCGAACATGTCGGCGGCTTTACTCAGGGTTGCTTCGGCGCGCGAGGTCTGCGCCACCTCTGTCTCTTCGTTGCACGCGACATAGTTCACGTCCTCGAGGAAGGCCATGCATAGCGTGTCAAAAAGGTCCGGGGACGACAGGCCGTCAGCGGCCATGCTCTCTTTGCTGGCGATCTTGTACCGGCCCAGCTCGTCGAAGGCGTAGGGCAGGCGTGAGCCCTGGTCTATGAGGTCGCGCTTATATTTGGTCGACAGCTTGACCACGCCGTCCTTGATCGCCTCGGTAGCGTGCACGGTGCACTGCGCCCGCTGGTTGATGAAGCGCTTACGGTTCTCGTTGGAGTGCGGGCGGGCGCCCCATTGGACACCCTGGATGATCATGCTGCCCTCTTGCAGCTCCTGAAGCCGGCGCAGGAACTGCATGCCCATGGCACTGACGTCGATAACGATGGTGACGTTCGGGAAACGCATTGCGTAGTCACGCAGCTTGACCGCCAGCGGCGTCCAGTCCTCGGATGCGCTGTAGATTGGGATGTCGACAACCTCAACCCGTCGGCGCCGCTCGTTCGCCATGCGATCGCCCTTGCCGCTGACGCGCAGATGGGTGGCCACCGTCTTGTCTCGCCCAACGCCCGCGGCGACGTCGACAACGATGAGGTGCCCCCACTCTTCTCCCGGAAGGATTGGACTGGCCAGGCCCATGGCCCGCTCGATCATGACCGAACTCAACAGGTACTTGCTGAGGTTGGTCGGGAACATCCCCCGCACTTTGATCTGATATTCCGGCTCGTCGACGCCGCCGTACTGGAGCCGCTTCTCCTTGATGAACTTGATGCCCACAATCGGGCTTTCTTCGGAGTTGAACACCAGCGGCACCCACGAGCCGCCGCGGTGGATCGACTGGCCGTGGTGGGTTTCCCAGAAGAACCCGGTCGAGCGCGTGGGCTGGCTGGCCATGATGAAGCGGTTGCGCTCATCAGTCATCGCGCCGCCAATCACGCCAAAGTTTTCGTCAGGGATCCCCGACGCTTCGTCCGCCAGCCAAAGCAGGTAGTCGGCGTGGGTACCGGCCAGGTTCTCAGGCGAGCCGCGCGGTGCGGTGCGGGTGGTGACGTACCAGGTGGCGCTGTGCCCGGCCACGTAGACTTTCTCGGCCTGAATCACAACGTAGTCAGCGATCCAGGCATGCGGGCCTTTGCGAATCTCGGCCAGCATGGTGGTGATTTCTTTCCACACACCCTCTCGCACCGTCTTGAGTTTCGGCGCGGTCACGTAGGTGTTGGAGTTGAAGTAGCACAGCAGGTGCCAAAGGCAGATGACGCCGAAGCTCCGGGTTTTACCAGTACCGTGGCCAGACGATACCGATACCCGGCAGCCATAGGCTGAGGACTCATCAAAAAGCTCTTGCTGTTGCGGTGTGACATCCATCAAACACGCTTCAACCGCAAAGCCGTACAGGTTGAAGGCGTAACGCTCAATGAATTCGGGCCACCTCGGGTCTGCCTCTAATCGCAGACTCTTGGGTTTCGGCTTGGCCATAGGATCCTTAAACACAAAGGGGCCAGTTCCCCGGCCCCTATCACTCTACGGCTACGCCAATCGGACTTTGAGCGACGGTTTGCATTCGTGCGTGGCGTTCAGCACGAAAGAATCCCAGTGGCCACCCGACGCCCAGCAACTGCTGCCCGTTGTTTGGGTGTCGCGGAAAAAGCCTTTGCGGAGTCCGCGGCCCGCGTGCAGCACCATGCCGCCGTCACCGCAGCAGGCCAGCCCTTCCCGCGCCACCTGAAAGCTCACCGCGGCCATGGCGTTGGCGTCCTCCATCAGCCACATCACGTCGTGCCCACAGAAGCCAGCCATGCGTTCAGGGTAGTGCTCGCTCGCAGCCATAAAGAGAACACCACGCCCGGAATACTGCTCCTGCTGGTTTAGCCTGATGCTTCTGATGGTGATTCGCAGGTAGTCGAGCAGCCATGCGTGCGGGCCGACGATGTTCTTGGCCAGCTTGCCGTATTGCTCACAGCAGCGAAGCATGTCGCCGAAGGGCACGGCGACCATCGTCAGGGAGTCGGGCCGGCACAGAAGGCGCCACAGCGCGATAGGCGCCAGCGGGCTGACTACCCCCATTTCCATTGGGTTCCGGTCAGAGGCAATCGACACCCGGCAGCCAGGCAGCCCCACGCACTCGAATGCCCGCGCCAGCCCCTTGTCCACTTCTACCCCGCACACCTCCCGAGCGAAGTCGGCCAGGTTGTTGGCGTAGCGGCGGGCGAATGCAGGCCACCGCTCATCCTCTTGAATCAGGCGGTTCATGATGCGGACTCAGCGGACAGCTGCGCCGATTCCCGCTCGTGCTCAGCGATCAGCAAAGCCGCGGCCTTCTCGATCGCCCGCAGTCGTGTTTCTTGTTTCATTGGCGCGTGCGGCCACGGCCACACCGTGGTGGCGTAATCCGGCACCAGCACCTGGAGAATGTAGCCGGCGGCGGCGCGCAGCAATTCGTCATTGCTGTAGCGCAGGTCGCGCTGCGGGTGATACCCCTTCACAACCAGCTGGCGCTGGCGCTCGCTCAGGATGGCGTTCTCGCTTGGGCCCGTCACCGGCATGGCTGGCCACAGCGCCAGCGGCTGCTCCCAACCATTCGCAGCCCTTTGCGCCCACTCGCTCGGCTGCATGCGGGCGTATGGGCGGGTCACCGATATACCCTGATCCCGGCCCCGACGGACCAGGAGCCAGGCTTTAGGCTGCTGGGTTGCATGTTTGGACTGCGCCAGCGATTCCCACACCTGGTACGTCTTTTGTGTGTGGGCGTTCACGTATTCGCCGGCGTCGGCGTTGTACGCCAGGTCACTGATGCCAGCATGCCGGCAGGACCGCTCAAAGTGTTCGCGACTGAAGAACAAGGTCATGACGGGCTCTCTGCCGAATTGGAAAACTGAATCGCCGTTGACGCTGGCATGGCCCCACAATCGTGGCCCCAGGCAGCCAGGCCGGTGTCCTGGAAGGCCCACCGGTCGCCCGGGAGCTGGTCGCGTTGTACGTGCTCGATCTCGCCCGCGGCATTGCACAACCACAGCTCGTCCCCAAGCTCCAGGTATACCGTCAGCGACTCGCCGGTCAGGCGATTGGTCACGATTTGGCTCACTTCATTTCCCCGGTCCTGCGATTGATCTCCGTTGGTTTCGTGAAAGCCCGGGAGAACCGGAACTCCTGGATTACCTGGTTGAAATTGGTTTCCACCCGGTCGAAGTACTGGTTACCGTCGGCCATCAGCGCTTGCGCCAGCATGGCCGCGCCTACGCTGCGCCCCTCCATCACGTAGGTGGCCAAGCACCGCACCAGGCGCTGTTCGGCATAGGTCCCGCTGAAGCCCGGCAGCAAGCGGCCTGTACCACGCACAGACGTCTCCAAATTAACTGGACGCGCATCTGCCGTCGGCGGCATGAAATAGAAACCACCGAGTCGCTTGGGCTCCAACCGCGCCAGCTGTCCGTCCTTGCCAAAAATGTGCATTCCGCACGCGGCCAGGGACTTGAAGATCAAGTTGGCCGTCTCCAGCCGGTATTGCTGGCGTGCGCTCAGCTTCAATGCGGCAGGCGCCGCCGGTACCGCAGTTGCTGTTTGCATGTGCATCCCTTAAATCTTGAGCCGCAGCTGGGCGCGGTCACATTCGTTTTCACCGTGTGGGAGCTTGTGGGCCTGGGCCTCACAGTTCCGGCGCCCGCAATCACGGCAGTAGGTGTAGGCGGGGGCGTTTCGTGGCCTCCGCCAGATGACGCGATCGCTTTCGCAAAAACGGCAGTCCATCGGTCCTGTCCCGGTTTATCCCCGGACTACACGGGGCGTTGGTCGATCATCGCTTGCGCGTACACCCATCGGCGATTAGCAAAGGCGGTTAGGCTTTCGCCCTCTGCCTGCACCAGCGGACACGTCACTGCGAAATCATCGCGCAGGTCTACCAGGTACGCGTCCAGGGGTTTGCTGGTTACCTTGGGTGCCTGGGCCGGGTCGGATTGCATTTGTGCGGATTTCTCCACGACGGTGGGCAACTTGACGCTATGGAAAGCCAGGCAGATAGCCTCAAACAAATCGGCGGAACTGTTTGCCCGCGGGCTCCCTTCAGGGGCGCCCACCCGATAGCGGGCCTCAGCCGTGAAATGGAATGGAAGCTTTGCCCCGAACAGCTCAAGCGCGGTTTCGTGGTTTCGGTAGGTGGGCCAGCAGTGTTTCAGCTTCAAGGCACCGTCTTTGATCGCCTCAGCAGCGCGAACACTGCATTCCGCGCGCCGGTTGAAGAACCGAGCGCCGCCAGCCTTCTTGGACAAGGGATTACCCATGGTCATGCCGTACCGCTTCACCGTTGGGCTCGACATCGCTTCCAGGCAGCGCAGAAACTCCAGGCCATGACCGAGTACGTCTACCAAGATCGTGGCATCTGGCAGCGCCGACGCACACTGGAACAGGTGTTTGGCCTGTTGCTCGATGTCTCCAGGGTCGCCATGAATTGGGTAATCCACCACTTCAACAAACCGCTGGCAGCGCCCTACCTGCGTCGGGCTGTCATAGACCCTCATGTGGGCGGCTACCGTGAGGCCTGGGCGGATACCGCCACCCACACGCACACCGAAGACATCCTTGGCCACAACGCCATCAGGGATAGGGCTGTCGATGTCCAGCGCTCGCTCGATGTCGGTGCCAGCGACGAGGTACATGCCGGGATCGCGTGGAGCTGCCTGGAGAATTGCAGGCACGTCGCTGTTGGTGGCCTGGGCGGGGGGCTGTACTTTCCCACTGACAACGATTTGCAGCGGGCCGGGCTTCTGGACACGGACCACATCCTTGATGGCGCTGGCCATAGGCGACGTAAGGAAGCTGTTCAGCAGCTGCCGCAGGCGGTAATGGGTCTGTGCATAGCGCGCCTTGCGGCCAAAGCCTTCCTGCACCGATACAGGCTTGCACCCTGGGATCTCAACCCAGTAGTGCACGCCCCGATCAGCGTTCAGTCTATCGGGCTCCGTCACTTTGACGCCCTGGGTGATGAGCCATTGCTTGAACACCGATACATTGCTGGCCAGCAGCAGGTCCGTGTCGTGCTTTTGTCCTTTCGCTTTTGCTGCGGTGTTCGACATCAGTCAGCTCCTAACGGGTTGGCCGTGAATGGCCTCAGGTTCTCGGGGCGCCCGCGGCGAATGGCCTTGGGACGCTTTTCAACGACAGGCTTGAGCCACAGCTGTCCGGTTTTGAACAGGAACAGCTCCCACAGCCCAAGCTTGATTTTGGTAGCGCCCTTCTCGTACAGCCGCCAGGACTCGCGACTCACGTAGATCAGCTCACCCGCGGCGGTTTCGCTCAGGTTCACGTTCTTGCGGGCCTTCCGGATGTTTTGCGGGGTCGGCTGGCGATCGGCGGCGAGCGTCATGCGTCACCGCCGCTGTCCAGGGCATCGATCTCGGCCCGGCGCTTGGCCATGGCTTCACGCTGGGCGGTGGTTTTTTCCTGGCCGCTGGCATAAATGGCGTCCAGTACGTCTTTACTCACGGTGGCCACGACTGGCTGCGCCGGCTCGATGTTCATATTGAAAATCCGCCCCAGCATTTCCAGGTATGGGCGTTGATCGGCGATCCTCATTTTGAGCCCGTCCTTGGTTTCCTCCACGCCGCCGTACAGCGCCAGCGCGCCCGGGGAAAGGTGACGGGTATCCTTGAGCACCAGGTGCCCTACACCGTTGCCGTTGCACTCCGGGCAATCCGGGTGCGGGTCAAGGTTGGCATCAAAGCCCAGGCCGCCCAGCTCGTCGAACTCCGGGGCCTTGCGCTTTTCGCGCTTCGCTTCTGCTACGGCCTGGTCGTGGCGAGCCTTGCGCTCAGTCATCTGGTTCGGCGTCATCTGGTACCGAAAGTCCTTCCCATGGCACCACCGGCAGCACTTATAGACGTATTCCACCAGCTCACGAGGGTCGGCCAGAGCGGCGCCGTAGACACGTTCAATCACGCGACCGGTGATTTCCTCTGTCTTGGCAAACAGCTCCGCGCGCTTGGCCAGCGTGTATGGGTGCTCCTTAACCTTCCTTAACAGGCGACTGGCCGCGGCAGCCGCCACAGCGTCCGATTTGCACTCGAACCCCGCATCCAGATAGGACTGTGTGCCGTTTTGCGTGACCAGCCAAAGGTCGACGAACTTGGCCTGGCGCGCATCGAGATCGTGAAGACTCCCGGCCTGCAAGGCTTCCAGCTCTTTCGGCTTCAGCTTTACGGCTTTCTTGACGCGGGTGCTCCCTCCGGTTTTACGCGTCGGTTTTGCTGGCGCTGGGGTGGTGCTTGCAGTGGACGCCGGCTTTGCCGCGGGAGGTTTTGGTGCCTTTGTGGCTGGCTTTTTCGTAGCCTTTGGCGGTGCCGTTTTTACAACGCGACCGCTCTTCACCTTAACCACTGGCGGTTTAGGGGGAGTAAATACACGTCCAGGAGCCTTGTCCGGGGATTGTTTATCCTCGGCTGGCTTGGTCTGCGCTTCGGTACTCTCGATCTTCTTCCGTGCCACGGGTCAGCAACCTTAAATGCAAAGTTCTTTGGCTATCAGCCACGTAAACAACGCCAACCTTCTGCGCGCCTGGCGTAAAAAAACCCGCAACTGCGGGCCGGATCCTGAAAGGATTAGCCCGCCGAAACGGGCTCCCCAATACCGTATAGGGGCCGCCACGGCTGGCGCTGCAATGGTGTCGATACCATTTCCCCAATTTTGACGTTATCCAACATCGAATACCTGATGGCGACTCCCTGTCGAAAGCCGCCACAAGCGCGGAACCGTGTGAACAATCCCATCGCCCCAGTACCTAGCGCACGACGCCCCGCATGGCCACCCTATGCCGGGTGGCTGGCTTACAAACCGGTGTTAGAACAGGGCTTGCTGTACTGCTTCGCTGACCTGCTGCACCGTGCATACAGGATGATCGAATTCGATAAGGGCAGATTCGCGCTGTTTGCTCGCAATTCGCTCTTTTACGGACACTGACAGTTCGGAAATCAAGCGCTCCAGCTTTCCGCCGCCGCGCAGCTCTTCGAAAGCAGCGCCGTGATGCTTGCGGATGACCGCCAGTGACGCGCTCAGCTCGATGGAAATGTCTGCAACCTTGCCCAGTAGGACACGATCCATGCTGGCGCCTTCGACGCTGATGGCCGTCACCTGGGCCAAGCCTTCCAGGTAGCGCTGGTTGTATTTGCTCAGGACTGCGGTCAACACGCCGGTGATCAATGCCTGGTTGCCCTCTTCGGGAGCCAGGCCCAGGCTGTCGGTGCGACCCAACAGGTAGTCCGTGGTCACGCTGTAGAGGTCTGCCAGCAGTTGAAGGTTTCGCAGGCTTGGCGATCGGTGACCATTTTCAAACAGGCTGATCATGGTCAGGTTGGAGTGGCCAAGGCGCTTGGCCACTTCAAGATCCTTGAGGCCAGCGGCGCGGCGAGCTTTTACCAGTCGGCTGGCGACGATATCCCGCAGTGCCTGCTCTTCGTCCTTGGCACGACTGGCAGGGCTCATGCCCTCCCCGCAGTCCTTGGATTCGAACATCGCCAAGCTTTCGGCGGCGGCTTCAACCTGCCCTCCGTCTGCCAGCTCTACCCCTTTCCCGCTATCACCGTTTGCAGACACTTTGACGTCACCTTTACGACCAACCCTGTCAGTGGCGCCATTAAATTGTATCCCCGTACCATTCGCAACCCCGCAATGCCTAAAAAGTTCCCATGGCACCGTGGTTTTTTTGCCAATGTTCTATTTTTTGGATCCGGTTTGATTGGGATATAGGCGTCTTTTTAACGACAATCGCAGGCGGATCAAATCAAATTGCCATCATCGACCGCCCGTCCGGCCAATACCGCTGAATATGCCGGCAAAGCCACTGATAAAGCGGCTTTCCTACGCTATGCGGCGTTCTTCTCGCTCTCATGTATCTCCAGTAGCAGCGTCTTCAGAGCCTCACAACGCGTCGGGTCGACGGGTTCAAGGCGTGCCAGGTACGTCCGGCGGGTGTGCAAGTCCTCGCTCATCAGGAAATGCGCCAGGTAGCGATCGTGAAGCCCTGAACCATCATAACAATAGCGTTTTGTTGGTGGATAACATGAGGTGCAGCGCAGCACATGATTCAGGTACTGGTCATGCGCTCGATAGGTGGCTTCATTCAGCTGCATTAGAATTCCTCCCGCTTCCAGGAGGTCGCCGCGCCCTTCTTCCCACCCTCTTTTTTCACCGCTATAAACTTGAAAATTGGGAATTTGTCGGCGGCGACTTTGATCTTTACCCTGGCGTCATCCGTCCAGAAGCCTTTCACTTCGTGCACCTCCAGGTAGCCATTGGCCAACTGCACGAGAAAGTCCGGCGCGTACGTCGTTTTGGGCGCCAGCACAAGCCGGAACGGTTCGAACTGATACCACGCAATCTCCCCAGCGATGCGGCGTTGCTCAAGGTGGTCCTGGTAGGCTTCCTCGGTTTTGTTGAGAGTGCCCGTCTCGAGCCGCCCCAACGCCTGCATGGCCCTCATACCGCCTTTGCTGGCTGGCTTTTGTTCCTCGGCGCCGAGCATGCGCATGTGCTCCGGCTCAGCTTTCTTGCGCGATGCCGGCTTGCTTGCGAACGCTCGACGGGTCATTTCCGGCGGCAGGCTGGCCAGGTACTCTTCTGAGAACACTCGCTTGCTCATCGCTGCACCGCGCCGCCACAGCAGTGGCAGGACCGGACAGAACCACGAGCACGCAGCCAGATCATGTATTCCCGCTGGACCTGGGGCTCCTTGTATTCGTCCAGGTCGCGCCCCATCGGGCCTTTCTTTCGATCAAATGGGCCTTCGTGGTCACACTCGAAATCACTGCGGGCCTCATCAGCCACTTCAAACACGCTCACTTCACAGCCTCCAGACGTTTGGACGGGATCGGTACAGCTCCCCGCATAGCGCCATCAAATTTAATGGCGTGCACGGCTTCGCCACCCACAGGGTTTGCAGGTGTTCGAACCATTCAGGGGGTAGCGCCGGATATCAGGCTTGCAGCTGCTCGGGCTGCCTGTCGGCCTGGTGGCGCAGGTAGAACGCGGCCAGGTCCATCGGGAACAGCGATCGCTCACCGGCCTCGATGGCGGTGTCGAAGGTCCACTGGCGAGTCTCCGAACTCAGCCGGTGCCAACCAGTGTTTGGAAAGTATCCAAAGTAGGACAGCTCTTCAGTGGCGTCACATAGTTGGAAGTGAGTGGCCATGGCCTCTTCGCCCATCATTCGCTGGATCTCATCCAGGTGGTACGGGCGCAGCCCACCAGGCAGCGCATGACCGTTGTAGGCTATAGGGGGTTCCAGCCCCATGGTTTCGCTACGTTCCAGGTGAAACGCCAGCGATCGAACCGGACCGGCGTCATCGTTCACTGCATAGGCTGCATGCTTGAACAAGCGTCTCGCCCTCGGCATGCCCTCTTCCACGGGCGCTTCCACCGGTACCCGTGGCCTTGCTACCAACTTCGGGTGAACAGCGCCCAGGGCTACAGTGGGGGCTTCCTGCGGCTGATCGCCGGCGTCAGGTGCAGCCGATGGCCTGGACCTGGAAGGCTTCAGCAGCTCAGGACGTTCACGCAGCGGCAGAAATCCGTCTTCGCCGAGGATCACGCTACCCACCTCGCGCCCCAGCTCGGCCTGGTCCAACACGAACTCAACCAACGCCAGGCCGCGCGCCAGCAATAGGTTCAGGTTCTTGTGGCCGCAACGCTTCAACAGCCCCTCAACGCGCGCCATGCTGTCGGGCGCCATAGTAAAAACGATCTCGTGACGCTGTGGTGCCTGGGCAGTCATGGTGGCCTCTGCGTGTCTTAATTTAGCTTGCGTCATAATGACATAAAAACACCTTATCACAATAGCGTTTGTGTGTTTTTTGTTCGGTTTGCCGGGCGCCAACCTCCAGACACAAAAAAGCCCGCACGCGGCGGGCTACTGGGTAATCGATGGCGTTAGCTACCCCGCCGCCTCGGCTTCTGCATCCTGCACCAACTTGTTCACCCCTCCTATCAACTCGCCAACGGCCACGTTATAGGCTTCCTCTGCCCTGGCACACTCGCGCAGCACTTTGGCACGCTGCCTGGCGGTTAGGTCATTCAACTGCTCCAGCGGCTGCATTGCCTTGCGGTGTTCCACCTGGGCTTCATTCACAGGATCAAGGAAGCGGCGCAGGTAGACGGTTTCAATCTTTGCCATGACGGGTCTGTCCTGGTTCATCAAATTTGTGGGTCTTTACGTACTGTACGAGTGCCACACAGCCCTGGCAGTCCACGAGAGCGTCAGTGGGCAGCGCCTGGTCGAGATCGGACTGCTTGAGGCCACAGAGGGTGGCAAGCAGTCCACGACCTACGTAATGCGTTTGGTCACGACCAGGGTCATAGACCTTCTCTGCCAGTGGCTTGTGTTTGGTCATTCTGCTTGCCTCATCGGACATGGCGTTGGATCGAACATAAACGGCGTTACTCGCTCGCGGTGGCCACCTGAAACACTCGCGCGCCTTCCTCAGTCATCACCGACGCCCAGTGCCCCCAGTTTCGATACGGCGCCGCCCAACCTTTGCGGTATAGCGCACGGATGGCGGGCACGTGCCGTTGCGCCGTGATGACTTCCGGGTGCTGCTGACTGAACTGATCCAGTTCGTTCAGCAGGCAGGCATAGGGATAGCTGCGTGCCAGAAATCGCATCACTTCAATCTGACGCGGGGTCGGCTTGGTCATGACGGGGGTTCCTTTCAGTACTTGACCGGGTCGCCTTTGTACCGCCAGCGCTCGACCAGTTGTGCGGTCCAGCTCTCGCCCAGCCGGGCCAGCGCCTCAGCTATGGTGTCATTGCCCGCGGCCAGCAAGTCGGCACGGTTCGCGGCCAGCACCACATACAGGTACTCGCCACGGCTCAGCACGCCCAGGCTCGTTTCATCGCCCTTGGCCACGCGCAGCGCCAGGGCGTCCAGATGATCCAGTTGTTCACTCATGGTTGAATTCCTTTCTGTTCGTTATGGGTATTCGAACGACGCCATGGCGCGGGTTCCTTTCAGTTATGACGCTCGGCCGCATCGACCTCTATTTGCGCGGCTTTACTGGCCCGCGACTCGGCGTCAGCGGTACGGTGTGCCGCTTCCATTTCAGGGGCCTTGGCTTGCTGATACAGCGCCTCGCGCTCTTGCTCGCTGATTACCTGAGCATCCAGCAGGCCCAGCAAGTAACCCTCAATGCGGACCATGGCGCGAGCCACGTCACGTTGCGTTTCGGCAGTGTCGAATGCCGCTCGCAGCCAGAACAAGCGGTCAAGTTGTACGGCGTTCAGTTTCCTTTCAGCGGCAATCGTAGTCATAGAACGGGTTCCTTTCAGTTGGCTTGAGGTGTGCGGGCTATTCGCCTTGGGCGGCGCCCCAGTCCAGCGGCTCGCCCACAATCCGCGCTGCCGCAAGTTTGGCACCGCGCACGGTGTCGTAACGGCGCGGCAGCTCCAGCCAGGCCATGTCGCCCTTGTACCCGGTGTTGCACGTCAGCACGATGCCCTTGTGCGAGCTGTTTACGGCCTCAATACGCATTTCATTGATCCCCACCTTGGCGGTGAACAGAACCTGACTCATGGCGGCTTCCTTACAAGATTGCCGGTAGTAGCCACATCATGCTGATGACAGCATACTGGTTATACATACAGTTTTAGGTGTAAGCCATGCCCCGTGAACTACCGACATTCAGGCCGGTCACGCTGGACGAATTGCGTTCGATCTGGTCCCAGTATCCTGACCCCGATATCCGCCGCTTGGTGCTTGAGGTCGAGCGGTACCGGCGTGTTATCAAAGAGATCGACCAACTGTACAAAACCACGCACCAGGCCTGGCGCGATACGGTTGGCGGCAATCTCACCGCGCTGCACTTGCTTCAGAAACTCATGTTCCTGGAAATTGGACGCCTGCCCTACACACCGGACTGATTCAGCTCGCGGGTTATCGCTTCTTCCAGGTGATGGCTGTAGGCAGCATCGGCCAGCTCTCGCATGTCATGGGCCTCCAGGGGATCCACCAGGCCATCGGCTTTCAACTGGTCCACCTCGCCGCGCAGGTCCGCGTGCCATGTATCGAGCGGACCAGCGGGAGGGCGTTCTAACTGGTCCTGCCAGTCCGCCAGGCGACGGGCTTTTTCGGTGGGTAGGCTCTCGGTCATGTCAACCTCCATCAAATTTTGGGGCGTCGGTGTCTTCATCCCACCGTGCGATCGGCATGCGGCAGTTGCTGCAATACGCCGTCCTGCCAACGGTGTGGTTCAGCCCGTCGTACATGCCGGTGTTGTCGGCCCATGCGCCAGAGAAGGACCGGTGATAGCCGCCGACCCCCTTGTAACGCTGAACCACATGGAATGTATCGCTTCCACAATGGGGGCAGGCTTTCAAATCACTGATCGGTGGCAGCCCTGCTTTCTTCTTCGGCAGGTCCGCCGGCGCTTCGCCCGGTCTTACCCACACCAGCTTTTCACCTGCCAACAACCCCGCCGCCTGCTTGGCGCCTCGCTCAGTGCGGTAGATGCGCGGCAACTCGTCGAATACCTTGAAACCTGATCGCGTGAACCCACAGTCAAGGAAAAACAGTGCAGGCTCGTCGGTGTCGGCCAGGCTGATGTACAGGGATTCCCCGCTTTTCAGTTTGGCCTCTAACAGCAGCTTTTCCATCAGCAATCCTCAACTATCCGACCAGTCCACACTGACATAATGACACAAAGACGCCACATCATAATAGCGTTTTAATGTTTATCTATTGATGTCTGCCCTTGCTTATCAGAACGATTCGTCTGTTTGGCCGCCGGCATGCGCATAGCTGATGTTAGGCAATTCAAACCGGACGATCAGGCTGGATGACTGGCCCTCGCTCAACAGCCTCACAGCTGCTCGTCTGACGTCTTCTTGGGCCGCTTTCTGAATTGCTTCGACATTTGCGTAGCCAACAGTATCCGGCACTTCCAGGTAGGTGTACGTGATGTCACCGGTGGCGAGCGCTGCCTTCTCAAAGGCCTGGAACTTCTGCACGTAGTCGGCCTGGTCTTTCGCTGTGTTCCTCAGCGTCACCATGTCGATAAACGACTTCTCGTTTTCCATGGAAATGATATTGAAGGACTTGACCAGCGCGTTGGACACCTTCTGATAAAGGCTCTGCTGGTATGGCGCGACCAGCGCAACCGCATCCAACTTGTTCTCCCTGAAGAACAGGGCGACGGTGAACTTCTGCCCGACAAACTCAAAATTGTCGGTGCACCGGCCTGTGTGCTCGCTGTTCGAACAGTCGTAATAGCCCGCCGACCGGGTGTATTTCGCAATGGGGGTGCCGTAGGTGTAGTCCTTGAACAGACTCACGCCAGCGGACGCGGTGGGCATGCCAGAAAGCAGGCCAAGGCCAGTGGTGAGCGCGATCGCGAGTAGCTTTTTCGACATCGAGGAAAGTCCCTTTAGCATTGGATTATTGGCGTTGTGCCAGCAAACAATACTATGAAAGGGACACCGCCGCTTCGGTGCGGCGGGTTCAGTGGTTATCAGGCGCCAGCGATGGGGGTTTTGCGCTTTTTGATGATTTTGAGCCGGTAGTTCGCACAGCACGCGGTGCAAAACACGCGCATGGAGCCAGACCGGTTTTGTTTGAACTGGCCACCGCATTCACACCTTGCCGTCTCCAGGTGCTTGGCCACCAGGGTGTTGATCGCCGCATTGTTGTTTCGCCGCGGGGCAGTGATGCCCAGCGCCTTGCAGACGCGCCGATATTCCGTCTTGATCCATGCTTCATCTGGTTCATGGCCCAAGCCGTCGCCAAGCATGTCCCCCAGCTGGACCAACTGCCGATACAGCCCCGCCTTGGGATCCTCCGGTGGCTTGGGCTTGTGCTCTTCAAACAGGTCCGCTTGCATTGCCTGCCCCCCTACCCGCTTGTGCTAACACCTCAGGTACCAGCACCGAGTCGCCACGATGGGCCAATACGATCGACCGGCACGCTGCAACCCGAATGTTGGGCCCGGCGCCGAGGCGCGAAAACTTTGGAAAGCCATCGGCCTCAAGCTTGTAACCGTGGGCACGGATACGCACCTGGTCCGCGGTGCGTGGCTGCTCGGGAGTGCAGACCGCGCCAAAGGTCACAAAAAAGCGCTCCAGCAGCGGCCCGCACTGGCCCCAGTCAACAGTTGGCCGGTAAGCGCAGCCCGTGGCGACCTGGAACACCCGCCAGCCGGTGCCGTAGTGTGGTGGCGCCAGATCAACCGGCACGCCTTCAATTTGCGCCACAACCCAATGCAGCGCCGGGCCGTCCAATTCCGCCGTCTTGACCTCAACCATGTTCAACGCACCAGTAACCGGCCCTTTACTCATGCCGCCGCCCTCTGGCCGACCATCACATCAGCGACGATTTCCCACAGCTGGGCCGGTGACCATTGGAACCGGTCAAAATCTCCATCTGGCGTCACACCGACACGGCACGTCGAGTGGGCGCCTTTCTGGCCCTCGTATGTCTTCTGCATAATCGTCGCCACCTTGCCGTCACCCTGAGGCTCTGTGCGGTGGTATTTGTAGGCGCTCTGGTGGTAGCTCTGGCCAGCGCTGATAACGTTGTCACACATGGCAATCATGTCCGTCCGGCCATCCGGCACCCAAGGGCGCCCGCCTTTCTCCGTTCGGGCGCCTTCATGCAGGTACATCACAAATTCGCCGTCATCGCTCCACACATCAGCGAATTCGATGTTGCGCTGAGCGCCCACCAGCACACGTGATGTGAAATCAAAGCGGTGGTCATGGATCGCCGAGTGCTCGAAACAAGTCCGCCGCGGCAACTCCGGGTGCCAGACATGCAACCGCTGATTCCCCTGGAGCTGGACCTGAACAAAGCCCAGGCCATGCAGGGTGATTTTGTCCGTCATTACGTCGTCAATGATGCTCATACCTGCTCCCCCTGGGTCATGGCTGCGGTTGCAATCGATTCAATCTGGTCGCAGTGGCTGTAGATGTCCTGGACGTCATCGCGCCCATTCACGCAATCACGGACGGTTGGGCGGATATTTCCATCGACCTCAGCGGCAATGTCCTGGAGTGCCTGTCGCAAACGCTGGTTCTCGGCGATTAGCGCCTTAACAGCGGTCGAGACGTTCAGGTGCCCGAGGTCCACGGTAATGGCCTGGGCTTCATCGAACAGCTTGACCTTTTGATCACGCTCTTCAGCCGCTTGCCTGGCCTCTTCCTGATCACGAATCTTCAAGCACCGCTTACAAGTGACGTAACGCCAGTCGTTGGTCAGCTGTTCGTCCGTCATGTCGCCTTCGGTACCGCAATAGACATGTTCTGGCATGTCCTGGTCCGCCTCGGTGCCCCCGTCCCACGGGTAGAGGTGAATCACACGCTTGCTCACGGCGTCTCTCCCTTGCTCCTGGCAGCGTCGATCACAGCGTCGACGTCAGTGAACTCCGCGTCACTCGGGAACCAGTCTTGAATCAACCAGATGAAGGTCTGCTTTTCTCGAAGCCACAGGTACCGATCGGCATTCTTGCGTACTGCCGATAGGCCCCGCTTCACTTGGGCGACGAGATCACACAGCTTGGCTTGAGGCGCGGCACCTTCGCCGTTGAGTAATACGTCCAGTTCACGCACCAGGGCATCAATGTCCGCGGCGGCATACCAACTTTCGACAGCCGAAGCCGGTGCACCGTCAAGTGCCTGATTGAGGCGTTTCAGCTCGGCCTCGTATCCGGCCCAGCCATCGGCATAGCCTTCATCCCAATCGTGACTGTTGTGAGGGTTACCGACCTTCCGCTCCGGCAAAACCATCGCTACCGGCGCGGGCTGATCGGGAACAAGGAACGGAACCCACACATACCCGCCGCGTTCCGCCTGCTCAATTGCCTTGGTATCCGGGGATCGCGATTGATGACCTATGACGAACCCATCATGCTTTCGCGTCAGGTTCCAGCCTTGCGACAGGCCGGTGGGCTTTGGCTCGCCCTGGGCCTCATCGGCTGGTACGGGTTGGCTTGAGAGGAAAGCGTTACGAGCAGCCCACCAAGCGGGCGTTACGTGCCAGGCGTTGCGTAACAGCTCCTGCGCCTTCGCCAATTCGGATTTCATGGCGTCCTGTTTGTGGCAAAGGTGGGTGGTGCGCCCCTTCCACAGCTTGACCTCTGCTCGTAGCGCCGTGCCAGTTTCCTCGGCCGCTTCCATGTAGTCGTTCTTGTGCTGGCGCAGTTGGCGTACCTCAGCCTGCAACCGGGTGACGTGGGCGCGGTCTACCAACTCCACAAGCACGGGACCGGTATAGTTTTCGGACAGTTCCAATAGTTCGTCCTTGGTCAACCGAATGGCGTAGCGGTTGCCCTTGACGCTATAGCCCAGCACTTCCACATCCCCGCCAGCAGGCGGCACAGGGTCAGCCCCGTTCATGCGGCGTTCGATCATCTGCCAGGCGGGCTCGTACTCGGGCCAGTCGCTTTCAACGACCAGGCACTCGCGATGGGGCAGATGAGACAGCAGGGATAGCATCGGGTCCACTAGGTGACCACGGTACGCCACAGGCACCTTTTTCAGGTCGCTGCGCTTGATGACGATATAGCGGTTTTCGCGTTCGAAGTTACTCATGGCTTTGAGCCTCGGCGGTTGAATTGAGGGCCGCGTCGATCCTGGAAAGGAGTGCGTAGAGTTCGTCACCGTCACCCAGGCCCTTCATCCCGGCGTGATATTCAACACTTCGACGGGCTTCCAGCAGCAAATTCAACAATCCATCCCTCCGCTGGTGCTGTGCTTTGAGGCGCTTTTGGAGGGAGTCACGCTGTAGGCCTGAGCGCGCCAGCAACCGGTCATAGTTCTGGTTGTCCTGGCGCAGACGATCGACTTGCAGGACCAGACTCTCGCGATCATCGGCACCCGCACAGGCTGAATCCGGCTTGAAGATAGGCATCGTGAGCGGTGTAGGCCCCTTGCCGGAGCCAGACCGCCCAGGGCAGTCCGGCGCGTGGCGTTCCGGGGCAGCCTTGAAGCCAGCAGGGCAATTGCAAAACGTGAATCGGCTCATATCGCCCCCCGGGACGCCTGACCAGCTTCGTTCTGGCCCGCCGGCGGATGGTCATGCCCAGGGCAGCCACCACCTGCGTAGTCAAAGCCTTCGCAGGGCGCACCGACGGGAAGGACCTCCCGGCCTTGGGCCAGGCACTCCAGCAGACGGTCTTTTGCCTGGTCGGCAGTACAGGGCCGTCCATCTTCAAGCTTGAATAGCCCCTTGAGCTGACGCTTGCTGAAATCGCGGATGGCGCCACGAACGCTCAGGTGGACGTGAAAGGTGCGCCCGGTCGGGCCGAAAGGCTCGGTAGGCTTCTGTTCTGCGAGCATGATGAGTCCTATGCCGGGATATCCCCCGGCGGTGGGTTCTGGAGTTATGCCGCTAGGCGCTTGTAAAGCTCAATGATGTCCGCTGCGTTGGCGCCCACCAGCTGTTCGGGCTCTTCCGGACAGACGCTATTGCCGATCAGTCGAACCTGGTCGGTCTTATTGATAGGCAGCCATTGCTCAGCGCCAGTCACTGGATCAACGAACAGTCCGCGGTCAATGATGTAGTCCTTGCCGAAGCCCTGCGCCGCCTTCAGTTCCGGCGGTTGCAGCATGCGAAGCGTGATGTCCACCAGCACGTAGCCGCCGACCATCACCATGTCTGCGGGGTCCTTGAAGTGCTCCGGCAGATACTTGTGCATGAATGCTGCGCAGCGCTGGGCCCCCTCCAACTGCTCGGGCGTCAACGTGTTCGGCACCTGGGTCACCTCAACCAACGCCACCCGATCCTTCGTCGGCAGGGTATGCATTGGCTCTGTCAGTGAAATTCCATCCTTCTCGCTGCCGTAGTACTTCACCAGGTAGGCGCTCACCAGCCGTTGGTTGGCGCCGGACTGGCAGACAGTGGAAAGCGGCGCGTCAGCTGCGCGGCCATCCCCGTCATAAAATCCGCCGTTGGCCTGCTCGAAAAACGCGGCTGATATCGCATGATGCCCGCTGCTGGTGGCGACAACCCCGAGTGGGTTTGCAACGTCAGCCCCTACCGATCCTTTACGCAGAGTGACCATGTTTGCGGCGACCAGCGCTTGCTCACCGCGGTTAGCGCCGGTGACAGTGCGGAAAGGATCGTTCGGTGAGTACCCGCTGCGCTCACCATGATGCGTTAGGTGAGTCAGATGGCAGGCCGCCAATGCAAAGTGACCACCTTTGACCTGGGCGACCTGCGTGCGCAAAGGTTCCTGGACATCGAAGTTGCGTTGAACCGAGCCATTGGCACACTCGGTAAGGAACGACGCGGCAACCGGCTGCACCAACGCGTGATGTGTGCCGCCGGCACTGATAGTGGAAAGCGGTTCATCCGAGCTGTGGGTGCTGGTGTGGGCCGCCGACGTGCCACGCATCGGGACGATGAAGGGCTTCGCGCTGGTCAGCACATGCCGCCAGCAGCCCTTGGCCACGCGGCGCATCGTGTTCTCAGCCATTGGCTTCTCACGGAAGATGGTGCGACCGAGTAGGCTCCAATCTATGCACTCCGCGGCTGCTCTCCATGGCAACTGATTTGCGGTCGGGTTCTTATGGCGCTTTGGCGCGGGCCAAACGATTGGCTTACCGTCGCTGCGGGCAACCAGGTACAGACGTTTGCGGATAGTCGGCGTGCCGGCGTTGGCCGCGATGCGCTCCCGCCATTCAACGTTGTAACCCAGTCCGCGCACCAGTGCCTCCATGGGCACGAACTCGCCAATCGCTTGCATGATCTCCGGCATATCCGGGTGATCGGCGGGAAGCCCCGTGCTGAGTGCGGCAATGAATGCCTTGAACGTGCGGCCCCGCTCTGCCTTGATCGGCTGACCTTCATCGTCGATCGGCCCCCAATCGCAAAATTCCTCGACGTTCTCCAGGAACATCAGCCGCGGTCTGGTGGCATGCGCCCAGCGCACAACGACCCAGGCCAGTCCACGGACGCCACGATCGCGCGGCGCACCGCCCTTGGCTTTGCTGTGATGCCGGCAATCTGGCGATGCCCAAAGGATGCCAACCGGCTGGCCCCCCGTAGCCTGTACTGGGTCAACCTCGAACACGTCAGCGACGTAGTGCGCCGTCTTTGGGTGGTTGGCACGGTGCACCGCGAGGGCGATTGGGTTGTGGTTTACAGCCACATCAGGCTCACGGTACGCCCGGGCGATGCCGGTACTGGCGCCGCCACCGCCGGCGAACAGGTCAACCACCAGCTCTTGCTCAAAAGGCAGGCCCATGCTCGGCTGGCGGGCGTTGATCTTTGGAAATTTCTGTTGTGCGGACATACGGATCCTCGCCGGTTGGCGTAATTCAAGTTCTGTGACGATTGTTTGGTGACTGTCGGTGGCGGGTTACAAGTGCAACCGGTCCTTGATCTCGGTGTACTGGTCAGCACTCAGCCTGTTGGCGTTCATGGCTTCGCGGAGCAACGTTTGAGCGGCGGCCAGGTGCTTTTTGGTACCGGCGCCAGCGAAGCTCTCAATGGTGTTCTCAAGGTGGGCCCGGGTACGGAACGTGAGGCCGTTCGACGTCCAGGGGAATTTCTGCTGTCCAGTCATAAAGCACCTTCGGCCTGGTTGGCGTTGCGGAATTCGACAAAGCAGCGCGCCAGGTCCTCGGCGCCGTTCTGCACAAGATCGGGGGTATCGGTGAGGTATGGCAGGGCCAGCTCCATCAGGCGCAAGGCTTCGGCCAGCGTGCTTTGCAGGGCAGCTTCCCGGGGCTGAGAGGTGGCCACCACCTCAGGGGTTTGGTTGGGGATGTGGTTGATAAGCCCCATCGCCTGGACACAGCGCAGTGCTTCACGCACCGGCATACGGCTGACGCCGTAATGGTCTGCGATTTCCTGCTGAATCAGCCGCGTGCCCATCGGCAGCTGGCCGGTGGTGATGGCTTCGGCGAGCTGCGCGGCAATGAACAGTCCGTCTACGGGATGTGCCGGGGCCGGGCCCAGCGCTTTCAGCAGGACTTCGCTCATTTTGCGGGCTCCTGCGGTGCGTTCTGCGCCACGATCGCCTTTGCTGCGTGGTTGATCATGTACAGGCACTGCATCAAGCCGTGGGCCGGCTCATCGACGCGGTGCTCATACCATTCATCACCCAGGCAAAGCACCTCTGAGTTATCACGCATGAACAGCTGCGCTTCTTCGGCGAAGCCGATCTCCGTGGCGGTATCGAGTAAGTCATCCCATTGCAACCAACGGTCATCGGCGTGGGACGTATCGCGGCGCTTCGCCAACACGACTTCGCGGAACTCCATCCAATGCTTGCCTTCGACCTGATCAGGGTCTTGCAGCCATGCAGGCAGAGAGTCGAACAGTTCCTCGGCGCAGGTGCTTTGCAACTCCTGGGCGATGCTGCGCATCAGCACTTCGCGGAATAGCTCTTCACTAAAATCACGCTTCTTGCACCTCTCATCGAGCTTGGTGTGGAGGTAGTAAGAAACGTCATCGCCGGCGAGAAAATTCAGGCCGTAGCCGAGCCCGACCGAAAAGGTCAAATTGTCGATATCGCCAACTACAGCGATGCCGAAGCGGGTCATCATGATGTCGAAGGCATAGGCGTTGGTCTGCGGTGCTTTGCAGCGCCAGACAACAACGTTTTCCTGCTGCACGAGACAGGTGTATTGGTGCTGAGCCAAGTACTCGGCGGCACGGGCCTGATATTCCTGCTCAGTCTTTTTGCGTTTGGCTATAAAGGCCTGGCGAAATTGTTCGGTATCCATGGGAATTTCCATTGCAGGCACCACCGCCCTGACCAGGCGGCAGCGCATCCTTGTTTCAGGCCTTGGCCCGCTTCAGTTGGTCTACCAGCGCCATCGGCAGCCCGCGCAAGGTCAGCGTGCCGCCCTCGGCATCGAACTCAATCTTGGAGCCCAGCAGGTGTGCTTCGAAGCTGATCGACATACCTTCGGCGCGGCCAGTGAAGCGGCGGAACTGGTTGAGGGTGCGTTTGTCAGCTGGGATCTCCGGCGACAAGCCATAGTCCTTGTTGCGGATGAAGTCGTAGAAGGCTTTCGGTCGGTCATCGTCGATCGCTTCAGACAGCTCTTCGAGTCCCATCGGCTCGCCAAGCTTGGCCTGGCTGCTGGCGTAGCACACCAGGGCGTGGGTTTTCTCCCGGGCAGAGTCCTCCGGCAGTTCCTCGCTCGCCACGTAGTCTGCAAAGGCTTTGAGCAACGTGCGCGTTTCACCCGGGGCGTCGATTCCCTCCTGGCAACCGATAAAATCGCGGAAGTACTCGTTGACCTTCCGGCCCTGCTTGCCCTTGATGTACGAAATGTACTGACGCGATTTTGGGTTGTTTTTCCACTCGGTGACGTTGATGCGCGCTGCCAGACGGATGTGGTCCAGGTCCAGGCGCTTGATCGTCATCAGGCTCAGCTCTTCGGTCATGGTCACCGCTTCGGTTTCCTGGACCAGCGCGATGGCCAGGTATTCGGTCAGGCCCTGCTGGTAATGGCAGAAAAGCGCATGACCACCGGTGATCAGGTTCGATTCCTCCATCAGCTTGACCAGGTGCTCCACAGCGATGGTGCTGAACTCAAGGAAGTCGCTCCCGCCAGCCAAGTACTTGTCCAGCCAGCCACTGAGCGGATAGGCACCTGATTCCGCATGGAAGAGCCCCCAGGCCTTGCCGGTGGTGGCGTTGTAGCTTTCGTTGAACTGACTCATGAGGTCATCACGGGCCTGGCTCTCGACTTGCTCAGCACTGCCGAGGAACAGGACCGCGGGGGTGCCGTCGGGCTTTTTGTCGATCTTATGGATTGCGGTGTGGCGAATGGGCATTTTCGTTTTCCTTGAGAGGGGACTGGCTCGCCACCCGCGGCGAGCCGGCGCAGGGGTTACAGGCCGTAGGAGTGGTCCCCTTCACGGCAGTCGATAATCAGCTTCGCAGCCCCGAAATACAGGGCCGCAATCTGCCGTTTCCATTTGGAAGTCATGCCGAAATGGCGCCCGATAGGCTCGCCCTCCAGCAATGCGCTATACACCTCGCCGTACTCATGCCCCCGGTCGGTGTGCCCGGTGATGCGTACACTGATGCGATTGGCATAATCGATTTCTGAGCGAGTACGCTCCCGCATTTCGTGGCGGTCGCGGTAGCTGGTTTCGGGCTCGGGATCGAAGAGGATGTGCACGTAGCGCTGACGTATGCCGTCGGCTTCGCTGATGGTCACATGTGGGAAATGCCAGCCCTTTTCGGCGGCTTTTTCCTGGTGAACTTCAACAAAAGACTCGAGCAGATGGTTCAGGCTGATGAACTCGGGAATCATGTCGTCGTGCAGGACTTCATCGATTGCCTTTTCTGCCCTGCGGAGCATGTCACCGGTGACACCTGCGTCCATCCAGCGGTCTTTGAGCGCTGTAATGATCAGGTCGTTGTAGCGCGGCAGCTCGATCACGTTGCTGATATTCGATGGCAGCGCCTTGGCGATCTCTTCACGGACCTTGCCGCTGAAGGAACCGTGGGGGCTGAAGGCGTCCTTCAGGGCTTCGGTAAACAAACGCTCCACACAGGCACTGATGACCTCGCCCGGGCGGGTACTGTTGGAGAACGCGACGACATGCTCTGTCAGTACGTCCTCCAATGATTTCTTTCTCGCAGCAGCTGCACACATAGTGTTACTCCCTTCTTCACACTCGTGAAAATCAGTCGATGGCGTGAGCAACATCCAGCATCACCCGACGCCCAATGAACGGCTCAAGCCGGCGCGCCAGCAGAGAGGCCAATTCCAGCCACCCCGCCTTTGCCAATCCGATCCTGCTGCCCTCCAGCGCCTCAACCAGAATCACCGTGTTCGTGCGGTCCATTTCCACCGCCAGACCCGCTTCCAGTCGCTGCGCCAGTTCAGCGGCAGCGCGCGCCCAAACGTCGGCGCAGAACGACGGCTCTTCAGCCGCCTGGAAGGTTTCAAGCATCACCTGGGTGGCGGACAGGAACCGGAGCCGGTCGAGCAGGAAGCCCGCTGCAACACGGCTGATAAGCATTGGTGAATTCATCGTCAAAGCCCTGGATGGCTAACCGTCCATGACATAATGACACAACATCACAATATCACAATAGCGTTTTTGTGTTATTGCGTTTCGCCATCCTCACTGGCCTATGCCGCGCCACGGTGTTCATGTTCATGGTCCTGGTACTGCTGGCTGCTGTACCAACGCGCCAGAAGGGCCCGGACTTCTTCAGGTACGTCTCGCCCCGCCACCTCGACCATTTGCACGCAGGCCTCAAGCAGCACGATCTCCCGGGCGTATTCGGCGATAAAGTCGGCCTTGTTGCCGTGTACCGCCTTCATCGACTTGATAGGGCCGGTACCGGGCTGGTGGTGGCCGGCACAGAGCGGCAGCACGTACCAATGCGCGTGCTTTTTCGTGCGGCCATCGCAGTGATGGATTGACACATAGGCGTGCTCTTCGTAATTGCGCGGCCTCCCGTCCAGGATGCAGCAGATGCAACCGCACACGTCCGCCACGGTGTCATGCCACCGCTGCTCGCCCATCGTCTTGGTTCTTCCGTCCATTGCCATGCTCACCACCCCTACGCGGTCAGTCGGTCTTTCATAGAGCCGCCCACAATCCGCCCGAGCTGAGCCCTGGCTTGTTTGGCGACTTCGGTTATCTCGGGCCTTGCGCCGGCCTTTGGTGCGGGCGCTGCTGTCACGGGCACGGCCTTGGCGGCGGCCTCCACGACCTTTTCGGTATCGGCCCTGCGGGCGCGCTGTTTCTCGTGCGCCTGGGCCTTCACCACGTAGGATTCGCAGTGACGGAGCAATGAGCTGATGGGGTGGCAATTGTCGGCAATAGCGGGAGTCTTCACCGCTTCGACGTAGTAGCGCGCTGTGAGGGGGGCAATGTCCTGCCCAATCCGCTCGACCAACTTCGCCATCTGCCCGCCTATGGTGGCGTTGTAGATGGGCCACTGGTGATACCTGGTGTTGAATGCGATGGCATAGGCCAGCCAGGCGGCAAAGGTTTTGCTGGCCGGGCTCTGCGGATAGTTGTCTGGCGCCAGCGATAACGCTTTGCGCTCGTCGTCATCAAGCGAGTCTTGAGGGCTAGCTCCCACAGTGCCGCCCAATGAAATAGGGATGTTTGCCGCTGTTTGAGCCGACTTCGCTCCCACAGAGCCATCGGTGAGATTCTTTACTGCTTTTTCAATGCTAACTGCTTGTTTATTAATAACTAAAGCGTCGGGATTTGCCGGGTCCGGCTGAGCCGTATTCGGTGAATCCGCTACCGGCGCGACCGTTTCCGTGTTTTCCGTAAACGGTTGGCTCTTGCTCTTTTTCTGGCTGGCCATGAAAGCCGCACCGGCATCCAGGTCCGGGTTTTCCGACACTTCGTAGGTCATTCCCTGGAAGGCACCGCCCTGCCGGTCGTACTGGCGAACCACGTACCCGGCCATTTGCAGCTCCTTGAGAATGCCGTACACCTTGTCACGGCCAGAACGCCGCCCCAGGCAGTTGCGGGTACGCGCCAACAGATCCTCGATGCGGACTTCCCAGTGGTCTGGCTTGCTCAGCAGGTACACCAGCATCCCCCGAGCTTCCCAGCTCAGGCGGTTGTCTTCGATGGTGGTGGTTGGAAGGACGTAGAATTGGCTTTTGCGGGCAGCGCGAATGATGCTCATAGGCACCCACCGTGGAGGCAGGAAGCACGGGCAACAGTCTGATTTGCTGCGTTGGAAAGGCGGGAATGCCTCTCAAAAATCGCAAAAAGAAGGATTGCAAAGCGCAGTGAGGCTTTGCTATGGAAGCAATTATGGTAAAGTCGGAACACGGTGCTCGACATCTCCTGAGGTTATTGGGCGATGGAGCGGTTCCCACGGCTGACAGCTTTGATAAAAAGCAGGCCTAAAGCATGGAAGGCTTGGTGGTGCAAAAGGTTTAAGCATCGTATGCGTTTAAAAAAAGAACCTTCGCTTGCCGGCGGACCAGGTTCTTTTTTTTTGCCTCTAATTCAGTGGATCACGGATAAGCAGGGCGCTGTATACCATACAGGCGCATTGCCATCCAATTAATCCCTTATCCCCGGACATTGTAAATACTGTTCTTTTGAACAGTCCCGCCCAGTTCAAGATTGCAGAGGCAGCTTTTTCAGCTTCAGTCTCGCCTTCTGGTAGAACGTTTCCGACACCCCACGCAACCCGAAACAAGCTTGCTCAAGCTGTTCAAAATTGCGCTTTCCAACTGCTCCCGCAGCCGCCTCACCCCGCACATCGGCCATACGCTTCAAACGCTTGGCACGGCAAAGCGATGCCCGTAGCTCAGGGTATGGATAGGGCTGGTCAAGGTAGCCAAACGGCAGCCCCGCGGCCTCTTCGACCTTTCTAGCCAGGAACTCAGGGAACCCACCCCGGTCTTGCATCGCCTGAGTGATCTGGTTCGCAAGGGCATGGCATTCCGCATCAGGCAGATGCGTGAACAACGCGCGAATGCCCCTCGGACTATGCAGGTCTGAGTACAGGCTAAAGCGCTGTTGTCGTGCCCGCTTCCCGGCGTCCACCGCTTCCCTCGCGGTACTGGCGCCTTCAAACACTTCTAGGTTCATGCTCAAGATTCCATTAGAAAACCGTGGGTAATTTACGCGCAACCCCATAAAAACGCTATTAAACTTTGGAAAACCTGTTTACTCTTCTCGATCTGGAAAAGCGAGCCGCAAACATACCTGTCCGGGGATCTTTAGGGACAGGACACAATAAGAACGGCTCCTATTGAGGGGGCAATTCCCAGTTCAGCAAATGTGCGGCTCATGGCCTTGCAGCCACCATCAGTAAGGAAACAGTATGTTTTTCACGAATCTCACGCTCTACCGCATCACCCAGGACATCGACCTTTCAGCCCACAGGCTGGAAACGGCTCTGGCATCCAAGAAGGCCCGCCCCTGCGCTACGCAAGAAATGACCACCTATGGTTTTGTGGCGCCCTTCGGCAAAGGCGAAGAAGCCCCCTTGGTGCACGTCAGTGGCGATTTCCTCCTGGTGAGCACCCGCAAGGAAGAACGCATCTTGCCGGGCAGCGTGGTGCGCGATGCACTGAGGGAAAAAGTCGAAGAGATCGAGGCCGAGCAACTGCGCAAGGTCTACAAAAAAGAGCGCGACCAGATCAAGGACGAGATCATCCAGGCCTTTCTGCCCCGGGCTTTCATTCGCCGCAGCACCACCTTCGCCGCAATCGCCCCGAAACTGGGCCTGGTGATCGTCAATACGCCAAGCGCCAAACGCGCGGAGGATTTGCTATCAACGCTGCGTGAGGTGTTGGGCTCTCTGCCGGTACGCCCGGTAACGGTGAAGATCGCGCCAACCGCAAGCCTCACCGATTGGGTGAGAGCTCAAGAGGCCCCTGATGATTTCTTCGTGCTTGATGACTGCGAGCTGCGCGACACCCACGAGGATGGCGGCAGCGTGCGGTGCAAGCGCCAGGACATGACCGGCGAAGAGGTGCAACTGCACGTCAGCACCGGGAAGGTCATCACCCAGCTGTCGCTAGCCTGGCAGGACAAACTCTCGTTCGTGCTTGACGACAAAATGGTCATCAAGCGCCTGAAATTCGAAGCCTTGCTGACCGATCAGGCCCAACAGGACGGTGGCGACGATGCACTGGGGCAGTTGGACGCCAGCTTTACCCTGATGATGCTCACCTTCGCGAGTTTCCTTCCCGCACTACTGGACGCACTCGGCGGCGAAGAGCGTCCACAAGAGTTTGCGGCTGCCCCAGCGGCACCTCCCGCCGGCACCGACGACGAACTGCTGCCCAAGGCGATCGCCTACGTTCGCGAATCACGCCAGGCCTCAACCAGCGCTATACAGCGCCACCTACGGATTGGCGTCAACCGCGCTTCGCGCCTTCTGGAAAGGATGCAAGCGGACGGCATCGTGAGCCCTCTCGACAACGGTGTCAGAACCGTTCTGTGACTGCACTGCCCGACGAGCCCCCACGCTCGCCGAATACGCCAAGGATTAGCGAAATGATCGTAACTTTTGATGGCCGCCGTGAAACCAACAGCGGCGATAAGCCAAACAAACCAGTGAAATGGACAGGCAGTTTTGTCGTAACAGACCAGTCGGGGAATTCCCTGGAGGCGACATGGGAGCCGAACGGGGTACCCCGCATGAATTACCAGGGCGCCCGCAACAACGCGACGTCGCTCATTGAAAGTTTGAAGGCTCGACTCTTCGAACAACACAAACAGCCGATCCGGAAGGCGGCTTATACATTGACATCCAGATGAGATATTACGAGATCGAGGGCGCCGACTTGCGGTTGCCGCAGTTCCTGGTTTCCCCCCAGGTCAGCACGCGCATACAGAGCGGGAAGGCCCGCTTGATGATTCTCCCCTTCCGTCCTCAGCCGTCCGTTTGTACGGGCGCGCTGGAGCGGTTCGGCCTGGATTCTTTTACCGATGACGACCTGTTGGCAGCCGCTCGCCTGGCATTCAACTGGGGGCTGATCCCACCCCCAATCCCGGTCGGTTATGCGTTCGAGCTCAAACATGAATTCGTACCAGAAAAGAGCCGCAAATTTGGTACGGGGATAGTGCGACAAATGGGCATAACTCGGCTTCTTGATATAACCGCCAAGCATTGGAAGCTTGGAGGGTACACAAGCCGGAACGACTTCCATTCATATTGGCACCAGGCTGCCGCTGACCTCAGCGAGCATCCAAACCCATGGTGCTGGCTGATCGAATTCACCTTCAAGGGGTAAACCGTGGAAATACCTGTGATCGCAGCGCTACTCCTGCACGTCATCTGGCTTGCGCGTTCCTACCAGCATGCGAAACCTGAAATGATGCAACGGGTTCGGACTGCCAGTGCCCTCAGCTCGCTGATTCTGACAACTTGGCTATTCTGTTTGATCTACAGCCGTGTGAGCGATTTGGCAGACCTAAATTTTAAATTCAGCGCACAACCTGGTGGTCGTGAGGTTGTGCGCGTCATATCTTCCCCCGACAATTCAGTTTGTTACGCTGAAATCGGCACTTTTGACGATTTCCTGAAATGACAACTACCGTCCGTCGTTGAATCTGTGTGCTATTGGAACTTAGCTTCCTACTTGCTACCTTAGCGAGTGTGGGGCGCAGTGTGGGATCGGTTTTTTCAGCTCGCTGAGAAACCCTTATGCCACAAGGCCTGGAGGCCAATTGAACCGGGGATACACCATCCCCGTAGCTTTCGTTAAAATCTGCGCCCCTTTACCCCAATGAAGTACGGACTGGGAAAGCTCCCACAACCCCCTGTCACCTAGTCCGAGAATGGAAGCTGCAAGCAATGCGAACCCAAGCCGTTACACCCTGCAAAAAGGTCGAAAACTATGTCGCTCAATCAAAAAGTTATCGAGAAGATAACAGTCCCAGGCGTCTATTCCGATAAGAACGGATTGAGCCTGAAGGTCAGACCCACGGGCACCAAGTCGTGGATCCTGCGCTATCAATTCAACGGTAAACGCCATGACATTGGCCTGGGCTCGTTCCCGGAGATCAGTCTGGCCGACGCACGCAAAAGCACGATGGAATATCGTGTACTAATCAACAAAGGGATTGATCCTCTGGAACAACGCAAGGAAGCGTTCAGCGCCGCGGTTACCGTTGAAGATGAGGCATTGGCCTACATTGAGCGACATAGAGCAGGGTGGTCGGACAAGCACGGTACACAGTGGCTTAACTCCCTCACTGAGTACGTGTTTCCTGTGATCGGCACCATGCCGATCGGGTCCGTAGAAACCCCCGACATCATGAAGGTGCTCGATCCTATCTGGCATGAAAAGCCGGAGACAGCTCGGCGCGTGCGCAACCGCCTGGAGCGGGTTTTTGACCACGCGAAAGCCCACGGGCACCGCCAGGGCGAAAACCCGGCGCGCTGGAAAGGCCACCTGCAGAACCTCATGCCGAACAACCAGAACAGCGTCACGCAGTTGGACAGCATGGAGTTCACCCGCATCCCGTACTTCATGTACATGCTCGATGGCGAGGACTCCCGGACCGCACGCTGCTTGCAGTTCCTGATCCTGACGGCCTGCCGCACCAGTGAAGCCCTGGGAGCGAAGTGGGAAGAGATCGACATGATCAATCGCGTGTGGACGATTCCCGCCACGCGCATGAAAAACAAGGTCGAACACCAGGTCCCGCTGAGCGAAGAGGCAATCCAGGTGCTGAGGGACACTGGATCGCGCGGGAGAAGCGATTATGTGTTCCACGGCCCACGCTCGACGACAATGCTCCCGGATAACTCCCTGCGCCGCCTCTTGCGCAAGATGGGTGAAAAGCACTGCACCCCACATGGGTTCCGGGCAACGTTCCGCACCTGGGCCAACGAGAAAACCGCCTTTTCGTATGAGCTGTGTGAAATCGCGCTGGCTCACGTCGTGGGTAACGTGACCTCCCGGGCCTATGTCCGAGGTAACCAGTTGGAAAAACGTCGGCCTTTGATGGCCAAGTGGTCGAAGTTTGTGATGGAACGGGTAACCCCGCATCACCCAGTCATGGCGAAACAGGCTGTACCTGAGCAGACCCTGACGTTCCTGTAACCTGGTTGAAGCTTTACCGGTGGGCGCCCTCGCCCACCGGGCTTTCCCCTAGACCCCGCTCCATTCCCTCATGCCAAACCATAAAAATACCCGTTTTTGGGCGTTTTACTGGCATTTTGCCACCTAAAAAACTATCCCCGGACAAGTTTTGTCATGAACTGACGTTTTGCGTCACTTACCGGCCCCCACTGCGAGTGGCAGCGCCTTTTGCTTCTGAGTTTCCTGCTCAGCGGCCTGCTTCTTGATGCAGTCGATAACCTGGGTAGCGCATTCCGTCAGCGCGCCTTCTACTTCATCAAGCGCTCGATACGGATCCTCATTGAGCTTCAGCGCTGGTCGGCCCGGCAGGCGACACGGCACCAGGCTCAGGCAGACCGGTGGAGCCTGCTCGATAAGCAACGGGGTCGGTGGTTTCTGGTCGTGCGTAGCGCACCCCGAGATCAACAGGGACAGGCTGGCGCAGGTAATCAGCAATAGCTTTGTCATTGCGTTTCAACTCATCAAAGTTGCGGTTGATTTGGGCCGACTGGGTGGCCAAGGTACTGTTCATCTGCCTGGTCGCCTTGCCAACCTCGGCCAGCTGCTCTTGCAATGCCGTGCGATCGGCCAGGGCCTGTGTCAGCGTTGCGGCGTTGGCCGCCAGCGTGTCGACGTCTCCCTTCAGACTTTCCACCTGCTGCTGAGCGGCGTCGGCGCTCTGCCGGTAATGGTCCGCGGCCCACAATGCCAGGACCGCCAGAATTGCCCCGGCAAACCATCCATATGCGTTCATTCCTACCTCCCGCGCCTCAGCGCACAGTTATGCCTTGTCGGGCTCATCCTGAGCTTGCAGCTCCTTACGGGGACGCTCCACCGCCTTGCCGGCGACGTAGCCTGTAGTGACGGCCCCCAGCACCAGCCCGGAAATAACCTCCAGGGAGCCGGCGATGATCCTCACCAGCTCGACGGCCTGGGGACTGCCGTGCGCCATCCACACCACGCCCCCCATCACACCGCCGAACAGGCCGATGATTGCCGACAGCACAGTCACGCACAGCGCAAAACCGAAGCGCTTTACTGACGGCCTGCCGGTGGTGCCCTCTTCGACGAAACGCCCCATCCAACGCAGGAAATTGTTCATGTCTGCATCGCCTTCTGCGCCCGCACCAGGTACGCCTCGCGCGACTGGGCGCCGATTTGGCCGCCATTGATCTTCTCGGTGATCATCGTGAAGTTACCGACGTCCGCCAGCTCATTGAGGCCGCGCGTCTCCCAGTACCAGGCCGCAGACAGGGCGGCACCTTCAGGCAGCCGCAGATAATCGGGCACCAGCGCCAGCTCCAGCCCGATGGCCTTACCGAACTCCAGGTGGTTGGCTTTGAACGTCAGCTGCTTCAACCCAGCACCCCGGTACCGCCAACCATCACCACTTTCCTCCGGGCCATTGCCGAACCGGTTGGCGTAGACGTTATTGGCGATCGCTTCCGGGTTTCGTTCCAGCTTCAGGGCCTGGGCGTTTGGTTTGTTGCGTGGCCTGCCGTTTACCAGAGTCTTGACGTAGCCACCCTTCCCATCCGGAACGGCGAAACGCTTGGGCCAGGTGTTGGCCAACCCGTCGGCGCTGTAGTTCAAGCCCTCCGTAACCCGGGTGAAGTCACCCGACTCATGTGCCACCTGGGCCAGAAATGCCGTGATGCGCGGGTAGGTGTTGATCCTCCGCAACTGCATCGCGGCATTCAGGGGTTCGACGTACTGGGCGCATGCCTCGCGCCCTTTCTGCGTGATGCAGACTGCTTGCAGCTGCGCCAGTGTCACCAGTTCATTACCGGCCATTGCCACGCTCCCGCTCCAGTTGTTCAACCTTGAAGCCGAGGCGAGCTACCAGCTGCTCCAGCGTTTCGTTTTTGCCTTCCAGCCGGCCAACCCGCTGCGTCAACGCGACGACATCACGGTCTTGTAGGGCCTGCTTGGCGGCGATATCTGCGATGGACTTCACCACCCCATCCAGCTTGTTGCTGAACGACGTCACTGAAGTGATGATGTTGCTGCCTAACCAGATGATGAAGGCGGTGAACAGCACCTGAGAGCAGCCCATCACCCACTTCACCACCGGGTTTTCCCAAACCTGAGAGGTCATATCCGGATCCCATTCCCCATAAGCACATGGCCATCATTTTCCGATGGCCATGCGGGGTTTCAGGTGGGAGGTTTGCGCTATCGGCGCCGGCGGCCACCCAACACGCCGCCCAGCATGTTTAGGCCCTTGATGATGTTGTTGATGCCGCCGATGACCGCTGATAAGCCTTTGTTGTGGTTTTCCTGGCTTTTCTTCCAGTTCTGATAACTTGGGCATTCAAACAAGGCGATGACCTCGCTCTGGCTGAGCCGGCCCGCGGTGATCAGGTCCTGATTGAAGTACAGCGCCAGGTCAGCCTTGGTGTTCGTCATCTGCTTCCAGTAATTCACACGCCCTTCTGCTGATTCCGGAACGGGGGTGAAATCGGGCAGGACCCAGCTCGGGCACCCCCTTCACGCCGTCGACGTCAGGTGTCGGCTCAGTTACCTGGGCCGCCAGGACGCCCTGGGCGTTGAATACGGCGTGCACGAAATGCTGAAGCCGCTGCGAGGCCTCCAGGTACGAATCAAAAAGCTGCATGAACTCCGTCTCTGGCGCGCTGCGCAGCACCTCGATACGGGCCTTCAGCGCTTTCCCATAGGACACGGGGTTGTCGTATTCCAGGGGAGCTTCGTCCACGCCACGGATACACGCAGACATTACGGCGAGTTGCCAACTGAAGTAAGTTTTCGGCAGTGCCCCCGTCTCAACCAGCGTTTCAATAGCTTCAGCCTGGTAGCCGTGCAACGGGGTGCAGAGGTGGGGAACGCCGCCATGGTCAAACTCGACGGACTCCACATAATCGGTGTTGGCCAGCAGGTAGTCGTGCAGATGCCCTTCGCCCAGCTTGAAGTCGGGGCCATCCTCGAGCATGGCCGCCAGGTAAAAGATGACGACGTTCATGCGCTCGTTTACCGACCAAAACAGGGGATCGGTCACCGAAAGTTTGCCCGCCGGGCGGGGAATTTGCTCGCACACCGCATTGAGAAAGGCAGTGATTGTGCGCTGCGCAAAGCGGTAAGGGATGGCACACAGATCCTGTATCTGCCCGATCGACAGTTCACGAGGTTGCACCGAAATACGCAGCGTGTGAACGGGTTGGATCGCCTTCATAAAGCCCCAAACGATTCGTACTGAGTGAAAGTCAGGTTCAGTGCCGAAAACTCTTCGACGCCACGGTTCTGCGCCACTTGGCAGCTCACCGGGACCAGAACCCACGAGTTTGCATACCCCCGGCCTTCTTCAATGGCTCCATGGGTGATGGTGAAGGTGTTGGCGTAATCGCCAGGCAAGCCAAACGTGCCGTCAGGGTGCGCGTGCTGGCTCTTCAGCTCTTCGAACCAGGTCTTGATCTCACCGTCGACGTCGTAACACGTCAGGGTCAGCTCTACCGGGTCAGAGCCAGCCGGTACCTGGACGAACCCGGAACCGATTTTTTTCGTCTCATACCCCAGCTGCACGCCGTTGTAGCTGAACTCCGTCGCCAGCAAGTTCACCCGCGGCGCGTTGACTTTGCCGATCGGCTCCACGAGCACATGCCACAAATTGGACCGCTCGCGCATAACCCCCATGGACTCTTCGTACATTGCGTACAAAGTGGCCCAGCTCGTGCCCGCCAACGCTACGTTACCGCCGCCGTACGAGCTGGAGGGGCCCAGGAAATTGTCCATCAGCCCGTTGGCCGCCGCCGATAGATTCCCGTTGAGCAGGTTCCCGGCAATTTTGGTGAACTTCACCACCGGCGCCGAGGCGCTAAGAGCCCCCGCCGCCTTGCCCAGCGCCTGGTAGCCGAGACGTTCGAAAATGCTGGCCATCAGATGCTTATCCAGTCTTCACAGAACGCCAGTTCCGGCAGCCGCAGCTCGTAGTCCTGGATTGCTGGCTGCACCTCCGCGACGGCTCGCCCAAACAGCTCAGCCCCCTGCGAACGTGACGCCTCCAGCGCCATGCTGTTTTCTTTCTCCAGGTACAGCAGCCACAGCGGACGAATAAGCGACAGCTCGCCAGCGGTCAGGTCGACGTCCTGTGTCGGGTCGGCCCCGATCAGCGCCTGGGCATTCACGACCTGGCCGCTTTTCAGATCGGCACAGCCGCAGTACTGCCGCGTGGCATCACGCAGGCTGCGCTCGACCTGTTCACTGGTGAGAACGCAGCCGATCGGCAATTCGGCCATGTGCTGCGCGGCCAGCTCGCTGATCTTCATGCTGGCCCCTTACTTGTTGGCGAACCAATGGAAGTGCAGGGTTCCCGCGAACAGCAGCGGCGTATCATTTTCCCAGTCGCGGTCTGGCGTATCCATGACCAGGAACGCGCCCTTGATGTCTTCGCTGTACGTCGAGTCTTCTGGACGACCGGCATAGGCCGTGGCGTCGAACACCGCGCCGGACTCGATCATCTTGACGAACTCCTTGCCAACGGTACCCGCAACAACTTCGTAGAACGCCACCGGGCCTTCGAACTTGGTCTTGTTGTTCTGTGGCTGCGCCATCGCCTGGCCATTCGGGCCGAAGAACTCCATGGCGTCCTTCACGGTCGCGACGGGCCAAGGAAACTGTTTACACAACAGCTGGATGCCCTCCATGCCGTTAATAACCAGCACCGCATCGGCGGTAGAGGCCTTGCGCCCCAGGTCGTTGATGTTCTGGAAGGTGCTGGAAAGCACCTGATGTGTATTGACCGTCATCGGGACACCCCTGAGTGTGTGTATTCAGGGTAATGATCGGACATAAAAAACCCCGCTCAATGACGGGGTTTGCATGGTTTGATGGCCGTTATCTGGTGAAGAAGCGCTTGATGTCAGGACGATCCAGGGCGGTGAGCGTGGCCATACTGAGCTGAACCGTCAGGGCAATGAAATTGCCCCTCGAATCCTTGGGCCCGTGCAACGGGTAGCTGATCGTCTCAAGCACCATGGGTGAGTAGGTCTGCCCTGCATAGGTCAGCCCCAGCAGCTTCGGTGCGAACGATGGAAATAGCGCCTTGATGAAGCTGTCCACGTCACGCGAAGTCTGCAACACCTCCGACAAAATGCCCTCTTCTGCCAGCTCTTGTGGGAACACCCACTCCAGCAGCCGCTGAAGCGGCGCCATCACTTCCCTGGCCGCATCCGTGGTCGCGCGAAACTCCATGCTGAAGTTGATCCGTGTCGGCGGCGCCCCACTGAACACCTGGCGCGAATTCAGCTTGGTCATGCCTGTACGACCTTCCAGCTCTTTCACCGCCGCTTTGAGCTTGTCGGCGCCGGCGTCTAGCATCCCACCAACCTTGCCGTTGGGGTCCGGGTTTACCGCCTGCAAGGCATTGAGCACAGGCACCAACGACCCGCTTTGAATCATCGCCGTGAGCGCGGGCGCCTTTGTTTCCGGCCCCATGTTTTCAAAGGGACTCTGCCAGTTGAAGGTCGCTTCGAACGAGCCCTCTTCCAGCGCGCCATAGACGCCTTCGTATTCCCGGATATCCGCCACGCCTTTGGCGTCGCACACGAACACACGCGCCAGCAGAAGCGGCGACAGGTTCCCCCAGTCGCTACCCAGGTCATTGCTGGCCGCCCGCATCCCCAACAACGAGTCGATGGCGCCCCCCATTGCTAAACCAGCAGTATCACCATCGAGCAAGGCCGACACGGACCCACTGATCTTGTCACCGACTGCCGAAAAGGTAGTTTCACCATTCCAAAGCGCCGAAACGGTACCGGTGACCGACTGGGCACCGCTCTTGAGCAGGTTCAGGTTTTCCTTACCACCGACAAACCCGGCAAGCGTGTTTTCCGCCTGCTTGGCAGCGCCGGTGATAAGCCCTTCCCCTATGCGCCCGGTAGCGGTGGCAGCTGACCCCAGCAGCTTGTTCGACGTGCTCCCCGCCAGGGTGCCGGTGACACCCTTCAGGGAGCTGGAAGCGTATGCCGCTGCCTTGTCGATACTGAAGTCAGCCACGGCTTACAGGCCCATTTTCCGGCGCAGACGCATGGACTTGGCGCGGCGGATCTTCGCGGCGCCGCTGAAGGCCTTGCGCTGCATCTTGCGTACCGCGGCCTTCTGCGCGGCGTTGAGCCGGATGGTGCCTGCAATGCGCTTGTTGATGCGCACCTTCTTGCCACCGCGAACGACGATCTTCTTGCGGTAGGTTGCATCCAGCATGTCGTCGTCGCCGCCGTCAACAAAGCGACCGGCATCGTCCAGCATGGCTTCTTCGCCGTCGGGAAGCTTGTCCAGCAGCGCTTCATGCACGCGCTCGGCCACATCGTTGTCGAAGGACGCATCGCCGATCAGTGCGTCGATATCGTCCTCAGGAATGCCCTTGTCCTCCAGGTAGTCGCCCACCACCTCCGCGACCATGCCCGCATATTCAACTTCGTCTTCGGTCAGGTCATTTTCGCTGTGAGCCGCGGTGCCCACGACCAGCGCCAGGAGCCGGTCGCCGTAGCCCTCACCCTCGGCCAAGTCATCGGTCTGCGCCCACTCGGCGATCACCCGGGTAGCATCCAGGCGCACGTCCTCGGTGTACACGACGTCTGGCACTTCCTCGGCGCCCTTGTTGTCGTTGTTTTCGGTGTTGGCGTTGTCGAGCATGTTGCCCGCATCGTTTTCGGTGCTGCCAGCAGCGGCCTTTTGCACGGCCAGCGCAACGGCAGAAGCGTTTTTCATGATGTCGCTGATCATGTTCATTTATGCCCCCTTGGTTTGACGCACAATGGTCTGTTGAGCTTTGGTGATTCGGTTGGTGCCCTGGTAGCACACGTCGTAGAGCACGGACATGACGTCATAGGGCGCGGATTCGTCCGGCTGCACCAGGCTTTGCCAGGCAGCACCGTTCAACTCGGCGGTACCGTTGAACCAGCCAGCCGACTCGCAAGCTGGGAGCAGGCTCTTGCCCAAGAAGCGAGTCATCATCGTGACCGCCTCGTTCATGGGTTTTTGCAAGGTTTCCTGGGCATAAGCCGCTACCTTGTCGTCCAGGAAGGTCGCCATTTCAGCCACCGCAATCAATTTGGTGGCCCCGGTGGTTTGTTTGCCGGTCAGCGAATCGACCCAGGCGTACTTCCCGCCGCTGGTTGGATAGTCCCTGTAGATGCAGGGGTTGATCTGGTTTTCGGCCAGCAACTCCAGGTCATCGACTTCGTTCACTTCATAGGTCTGCGTGATGTTGGTGCCCTTGAGCCCGTAATCACTGCCCGCAATTACACGGTTGCGCGGCGCAATACCCTTGGCGTTCACCTGGGCGTTACGCGCGCAGCGCAGGCCAATTTGCTGGCCAGAGGTGCCAAAGTGCGCCTTGCCGCCGGCGATTGGATTGTCGCGCTTGAGCGGCGCCCAATATGCATGAGCATATTCGGTTTTGACGCTCGCCCCGATCGATTGAACGAACGCAGCAGCTGCCTCCGGAGACAGTCGTCCGGGAATGTCGTATGGGAACTGCTTATTCAGTTCCCGGCCCAGGTCAGCCATCAGCGACAAAAGCGCAACGTTCTCGGTACCGCCGGCGTTCAAGTACGTAAAGTTCGGCTTGGCGCGGCGCAGGCGATCAGCAGCCGCAGCCATTTCCGCAGAGGTGTACACCATGCGGCCTTCGGTAAAGTAATCCAGCCGAGACGAAACAAACTTGTCCTGGTTATTGGCCTTACCGTAGAAACCGCACGTTACTGGCACTTCAGCATTTTCCGCGACCTCGATCACGTCCAGCTCATCCGTGCCTTGGTCGATGACATCAGCGATGTAGCTGCTGTTGCCAAACTCATCGGTCGCCGTCGGGTCCAAAGAGCCGGTGAAGGGTCCAATGATGGTTTTGCCGCTCGCCGGGTCAGTGAACTGCACGGTGATGATTTTCGACGGCACAGCCACGCCCTGATCGTCCTCAGCCGCTTGCGCGTTGATTTCACAGGTCAGGCCATCGTTGAAGCACTCAAGGTGCTTGAACGCGATCAGAGCGCCCGCTGGCAACCCTGCACTTTCGAGGCCGGTACTCCAGACCGCCGGCGCAGCACCACCACCCTGAGGCGGAACAGTGGCGGTGGCGATCAGCAGCTTGTTCACCGCGTCGGTGGCGATCAGCCTGGAAACGATGGCTTGTTGCATGCCATCGCGCAGCGCTTCGAAAATCTGAATCTGCGCTTCGCCCAAGGCGGAGACGGTCAGGCTTACCGCCTTCCCCAGTTTTCGCTCAAGCCGCTCACGGGAAACGGCAAACACTTTATCGGTGCGGCCACGGGTGAAACGGCCAATGAAACCGCCGTTGTAGTCAGATGCGACAGAACCAATCTCGGATTTATCCGCGATGTAGTTCTGCTGTACGCCAGAGCGCTTATTGATGGCGCGGGACATGTTTACAGTCATGTTGTGCAGCCCCTTTATGCTGTCTCAGCGTCGGCGGCCTTGTCGGCGCCTTTGCTGGTGGTTTTTTTGGGGGCAGCGACTTCGATGGTTACGAAATCATCCTTGTCGCTGTTGTAGCGCGCAGCCAATGCCGCGCTGTCGGTCACCAGCACCCACGCCTGTTCGAAGTTCTTAACCTTGAACTCCACTTTTTCGCCTGGCTGAATTACTGCGCTCAGCCCAGTCGACGGCACCAACAGCGGCTTGACCGCCTGATGGGCAATGGTTGCCATGAACGGGAACGACTGCCCGGCGCAGATGGCGTCAGCCAACTTGCCAGGGTCATCCCCTGCCCCCCGCTTAATCTCGATCTTCACCATGCTCGCCATGTGTCACCCGTAAGCCCTTGTCTGAATCCCAGCGCTCTCGCCGCGCGCGGCCAGCGAATTCGCGTTTGATTGCCTCGTACTGCTTGGCCGTCGGGCACTGCACTGTCTTCGTGCTGAACTGCAAAAGCCTGGTGTTCAACGGGCGCACCACAAGGATGTTCCGGGTGTTGTTCACAAGGGTCAGTTCGGCAGGAAATTCGGCAATGTCCGGCAAACCCCACGACGGAAACTGTACGGCCTCATCGCCCTCGCTCTCGTCGGTGGTTTGCTCCCCTTCGGCGTCGTCAGGCTCTTCGCTTTCCAGTGCTGGCTTGGGCTTCCAGTCCGCTGGAAAACGCCCCATCCCTGGGAAAAACTCGCGCCGGACGAACACCGGGGCCGCCTGGTCAGCTCCAGCGCCCGGCTGAGCATTGTCAGCAGGTGCAGCGGGTGCGTTCGTGGCGGTGGACGTGTCACCAGCTACGGCCTGTTCGACAAGCGAAGAAACGGGCGCCTTGGCGCCCGTCTCCTGGTTGTCGAGGGCTGCACTGGCTGGAGCAGTAGCTGCCTTGCGTGGCGCCCGGGCGGCTTTGCCCGGGGCTGCGCTGGCCGGTTTACTTGGCTTAGCCATGAAGCCCCCTTATCAGTCCGCCAGCAGGTCGACGTTCTTGACGGTGATGAGCGCGCAACCCATCGCGGACAACTCGTGCGGGTTGATCTCGGTCAGGTTGCGGCCATACAGCGCTGCACCGGACTTCAGGTCGCTCAAGATACCCAGCGGGATCAGCGTCGGCGCCAGGGCGTCCGAGAAGACAATCGGGTTGCGGGCGACCTGCGAGGCACGACCGACGGCCAGCATTTCCAGGTCGGTGTCGGTTTCGTTGACGTGAACCGGGGTGTAGTAGACGTCGTACTGGTTTTTGTAGCGGCCTACGCGGTACACACCAGGACGCGCCTGGACGCCCGAAGGGGTGAAGTCATCCGCGCCCATCGTGCGGAAGTTGGAAGCCCCTTTGGCACCCACAAACAGGTACGAAATGCCGTACTCCATGGTGTTGTTGGCCACTTCCTGGTCCACTTCACCCATGAAGGCGGCGAAGTCGCGCCAGCGTTGCGCACGGGACTTTTGCAGCAGCTGGTTGGCCGCGTCGAAGTCGAACATCTTGCCGGTGATGGCCGCGACTTCCCGCAGTTTTTCCAGAGCCAGGTAGTAGCGCTCGTTCGCCAGTTGCCGGCGGGCCGAGTTCACCGATACGGTCAGGAAATCGGCACCCAATTCGTTTTGAGCTTGGCTACGGGCGCCCGGCGTGGTCTGCATCAGCACGCGGTATTCAGCACAGTAGAGGCTGAAGCTTTCGGCCTTGGTTTTGATCGAAGGCGTCAGGTCCGGCTTTGCCTCATAGTCGATGAAACCCACGACTTTAGGCACAACGTCAGCCGGGAGCGCAGGGTTGAACGCCAGGGTACCGGTACCGGCGGCGAAGGCAACGCTACCGGAAATGCTGTACGTAGCACCGGCAACTTTCACCTGGCCGGCAATCTGGCGCTCTGCGGTGGCTGCGTTCGGGTTGATCTCGATCGCAACCTTCAGGCCGTTGACCTTGACGTAAGTGCGCGTAGGCAGCAACGGAACAGCCGCGCCAGCGGCAGCCAGGTCCGTCTTGAACGCAAACGTTGCCGAGGCACGGTCACCGGCCATCTGCGCCACAACGATGCGCTCAGGGCTGATGTAGTGCTGACCACTGTTCACGCCGTCCAGGATGTCGCCATCCTTGTACGCGCCGAAGTTCGAACCGGCAGTGCTGTTGACGATCGCCAGTTTCGATTCGTTCGAAGAGAGGTCGGATGGCAGATAGGCGCCGATCGGCAGGGATTCAGCCAGGCCACCGCAGATGGCCACCGCGATACGGTTCGGCTGGTGCGACAGCGGGCTCGATTGCAGCGAGCTGCTGACGCTATCCAGGGTTGCGCCGTTGGGCAGGACGCCAGCCGAACCATCGGCAACCGAAAGACCCTGCGCCAGCGCCGAGTCAATCATGTCCGCCGAAGGCGTGAAGCCGTGCTCATACTCGAAACGACGGATACCGTCGAGCAGGGAAGCCAGGACTTGCGGACGGTGTTTTTCTTCAACTGCCGCCATCAGAGGCGCCATACGGGCTGGCAGCAGGTCGTCAGGGTTTTTCAAGGCCTCGCCGATCGCGCTCACCGCGGTGGAAGAGGTGCTGTCGAGCATGTTGCCAGTGCCGCGGCTCAGGCGAACCAGCTCGCCGACCTTCTGCTCATCTGCCGCCAGGGTGGTATCGGGCGCGTAAACGTTGTTCTTGCTCATGTCTTACCTCGTTGCCAGTTTTGGGCTGCGCCCGATCTGTGTCAGCAACAATGGTAAGGTCGCTAAAAACCCCCTTTTCGAGGGGGTTTGCATGGTTTCTCGGACCTTGGCCGCCTACTTGTGCAGCACGATCAGCCGAGCATTTGCCGAGGTTTGCGCCAGCAGCGCGTTGTCCTGGAACGTCCCGCCGTCCAGCTTCTCAACGACGGCGCCGTGCGCGTCGAGCCAGGCCCGGAACTGTTCGGCTTTCTGGTCACTGCCAAAGAACACGCCCTCCCCCGCGATCGCCACCAATGTCCCGCCGCTGGCCAGCATCCCGTAGGCCCGCATGATGTGCTCTGCATCCTGACGTTTGGAGAATGGCGGGTTCATCAAAATCGCCCGGTAGGGCTCGTCCGGTGTGAAGGTCATGAAGTCGTGATCAACGGCTTTGTAGCCCTTGGCCGTGAGAATGTCGCGCAGTTGGCTGCTGATCTCTACCACGTCCACCTCCGCGCCTTCAGCCGCCGCCGCGTCGGCAAGGTTGCCATTGCCGGCGCTTGGCTCCAGGACCCGCATCCCTTTGCTGATTCGCGCCAACCGCGCCATGCGGTGAGCAACAGCCGCAGGCGTCGGAAAGAAGTCGATCCCGACCTTCTGGCCGATAATGGCGCGCTCAGCTTTTACCACCGCGCTTTCTTCTTGCTTCTCGGCCAAGTGCGGCAGTAACGCCCTGCAAGCGTCCTGCAACTGGGCGTCGTTGGTGATGCCCATACGGTTCAGGCGTTCAATTCGTGCCAACATTTCGATGGGGTCTTTCAAATCCCACTGTTCTTTGACGGTACCCAGCACCTTGTAGGCCTTGCGGGTGATAGCAATGTCCCCGTCGTTCACCAATGACCAGCGCTCAGTCCGCTCCCCCAGCTTGCTAACAGCAGCAATCAGCCTGAAGTTGCCCTGGGCTGCTGTCCTGGCCAGCGTCTTCGCCGCGGTTTTGTACCGACTCGACCAGACCAGACGCGGCGGCATGGTGACGTGTTGGAGTACTTCGGCCTCAAATGGGCGCCCGCGTCGTTCCTGCTGCTCGGTGTAGGTCAAGCCACGCTCAGATTCGAACTTGGCCTGTACCAGCACTTTTTTGAGTTCCTGAAGTTGGGCCCGGCTGTTGAGGTTGGCCAGAGGCCCCGCGGCGCCGACTTCGATTGCATCGGCAATGCTGTTCAACGTTTTTCCGTCCGCCTCATCAGCTGCCGCCCGGGCATAGGCACTTGCCGCCATCCCCGCCCGACGCGATGTGTTGGTATTACGCTCGGCGTTCATGCCCTCCTGACCACTGGCGATCGCTTTGCTACCAGCCGCCCGCAGTTTTTCCACCTGGTTGGAAATGGCTTGCTGCTGACGCTCCAGGGCCACCCTGCGATCGCGGTCTTGCTTTTCGGCTTCCTGCTCAGGTGTAAGCACGACAGGCACGGGGGCCGCCTGGATGGCGCTGGTGTCGCCTGCCAGATGCTTCTCTCGGATGAAGTATCCACCGTTCATCCGCCAGGTGTACGGGTCAATGGCCTTGGCTTCGGCCAATGTCAGGTCGGTGCGGATGATCCCGCGCAAAACCTTATCCCGCTTGGTGGTGTACTCGATGATTTGGTGGGGGCCAACACCTGGTGCCGGCACTGGACTGGAGTCTGGCGCCTGGGTCTGCTCAAGCGTGGCCGGTGGCGCTGCCTCTTCTGGCTCAGGGGCCCGCTGTTCAGTGGGCAGCGCCAACAACTCAGCAATACGCTTTCCAGCACCACTACGGGCGCCGAACAGCGCAGCCATACCGCCAAGCTCGGCCACCTGACCCTCCATCAGCTTCAGGCCTGCCAAGGTTCCCGCCGGGTCGGCCTGGTAGGCCTGCTCAATCAGCTTGAGAGCCTTGGGTGATGCCCATTTTTTGGACTCGCGGGCCAACGTCGGTTGTTTGTTGCGGGTGTATTCCGCAAGCATCCCGGTGTACTCCGCAACCCGGACCAGGTTCGCATTCACCGCCTGGGTCTTCTTCACCTCAGCCGGGCGCATGGCGTACAGGGTTGTTGCAATGCTGGCGCGGAACGTCTGAAGGCTCTTGTAGGCCTCCAGGCTGCGATCAGACTGGCGCTGTGAGGCGCTTGCCGCCTTGGCCATGTTGCGCCCGCTGCGCCCCGTCACAAACCACGAGGGATTGTTTGCGCCGGCGACCAGATCCCTGCGCATGTCTTCGGCGCTACGCCTGGCGTAGACCTCAACCAGCGCGGCAGCTTCAGCCTTCTGCTCAGCGGTATCCAGCGTGTGCTTCCTGCTCGCCAGGTCGCCCAGCAGGAGGCTGACATCGCTGGCCAGCTCTGCGTTGACATCGCGGCCCTTCCCCATGTGGGTGGCGCGGTTGTAATCGGCTTCGATTTCCTTGCTGATCAGCGGCACTTGTACCGAAACACCCGCTACCTCAACGGTTTGCGTAGCGGCTCTGGCTGGCGCGGCAGTTTCACGTTCATCCGCGCCAACACTGGACACTTTGTCACCGACGGAAACCACCTTCAGGATGGTGATATTGAGATCGTCGTCTGCTAAAGTGGACTCAACGGCGCCCGACTCACTGTCGAGCATCCCGTTGGCGGCGTTACCGGAGCGGGGCCCTTCCCCTGCATAATCCGGTGCGCCGTTTTCTTTTGCCTGCCAGGAATCCCGTCCTTCGTGGGACACGCTGTAGAAGAGATTCCCCTGGCCATCCTCGGCAACCGTCACGCCCGCCGTCACCAGCAGATCGTCGACCGTCACCTGTTTCTGAATGAAATAGAACGCCACCAGGCCATCCGTGCGGACCTTGTGCGGCGCCTGGCGACCGCCTGCGGTACCCGTCTCCAGAATTTCGCGGACATGCTCGATCAGCCTGGCCTTGAGTGGATCGGACTTCATGCCGTGTTTCGACTTCTTCCAGCCGGTACTGTTTACCCGTACAGGGCCAATTACCGAGGTGATCAGCTGCCCCTTGAGGTTTTCTTGATAGAACTGGCGCGCCTTCTCAAACGCTGCCTGGCCTACATCTGCCTCTGGCTTTGTGGGCTGGCCCAACATGGCGCGAATGGCCAGCCCACGGGTACTGGCGCGAACCTTATCGATCGGTGCCAGCGTGTCACCGGCCAACTTGGCCCGGATCGTCAAAAGCTCAGCACTCAGGCGCGCCCGCTCAATCGGCGAAATGACGCCTGGTTGGTTCAAATCAGTCATCAAAGCCCCCAAAAATCGAATCCAGCAGTGCGGTGTTGGCCAGCGCCTTCTCGAAGGTCTTACCGTCACGCAACGTCTTGAATAGCTCGTCGAACGCAGCGCCAATGCGCAGGCGCTCTTCTCCCTCCGGGTATGGCTTGAACGGCATGCCCTGTTCGGGGAAGTAGTGGTGTTTGTTGTCAGCCAGGCAGCTCAGGTAATCGTTCTGGCGATCCATAGCCGCCAGCTTGTCCTCCAGGTACGACTGGAACGCCCGAGCGGCCAACTCAGGGGTGGAGGACCAGTATTTGCCCTCCTTGAAGTTGTCCAGCGCCGAAGCTTCGGCCATGTAGCGTGAAACACCCTTGCCCGTGCTCAGCCGAACTTCAGTCGTTCCCTCAGGCGAAAAGTACGCCGCGGCCAGGGTTCGCCAGTTCTTTTTGTACTTGAGCGATCGGCTGTCGTTGCGCTTGCCAAAATAGGCGTCCACCGCCAGCACCGCGGCTTCAGCGCTGCCCGCCGCTTTGACGCGCCGGGCAATCTCGTGACTGGGATTGTCGAAGTTCAGCCGTGCATTACCGAAGGAGCGCGGCGTGAACTTGATTGTTTCGGGCAGCCGCTGGTCCCCCTCGGTCAGCGCCTGCTTGAGCCCAATAAACGCATTCCGGATTGGCCCCTCGGGTACCAGCTCCGGTTTTTCCACGCCAAACTCATCAGCCGCGCCAGCCTCGCCGCGCAGCAGGCCCGGCAGGATGTTGTCCATTGCGTGAAAGTGCTCGTGCCCCAGGCCACCGCCACCGTTCATCTTGGTGATGTTGATCGCGCGTAGCACAGGCTCGTACTGGGCGGTCGCTGCTCCCTTCCCGCCCTTGCCCCGGGCGCCGAATGCCAGGCCGAGACGCCCGCCAAAGCCGAGGTTCTCTTCGCTGATACCCAGGACGTCGGCCATATCCATCATGGCGCCGGCGGACTGCTCTACGTGCCACTTGGAGCTGTCGCGGTCATCCAGTACCCAGTTGCCGGACTGCACGGCCCGGAAACCGCACAACTGCTGTAGGGATCGGGTGGAATTGACCGCGACCGGGCGACCGCCCTTGCGGTCGAAACGGTCCACTACCTTCAGCGCGAACGTCTGGCGCTTCTTGGTCGGGACCTTGGGCGCGCCCTGGATTACATCGCCCCCCTTCTTCTCGGCCCAATCCCATTCCTTCGGATCTCCGGATAAGGCATTGGACACATGCCTGGCGAACGTTTCGGAGCCCGAGCGGCTACGGAACATCAGCGCCTTGACGAACTTGTCCCCCATCGACATCCACGCGCGATTTACTGGCGAGTTCAGGTTGCGCGCCTTGGCGACGCCCATGATTTCTGCCCGCTCCTGGTACAGCGCTGTGCGTGCCGCGGTCAGCTGCTCGATGGCCGGCTTGTTCTTCTCCAGGAGGCTTGTCCAGGCCTTCATGGCTTCCCGGTAGGCCTTGTCAGCTTCACGCACCGCCTGCTCATGTTGTGGCTCGACTTTCCAGCCACGACTGACACGGTTGTCGAGGTCGCGCTGCGCCTTATTGTGGAGAGCGCTGGCCTCATACATGGCGTTTTGGAGGCCGTTTTGCTCTGCCTCGATGTTGCGGACCTGTTCCGTCAGGCCACGGGCACGGTCGGTGATGCTCTCGTACCGGTCTGCCTCATCAGCGTCGAGCTGGGAGCCCAGCAGCTCGTCGCGAATCTCGTCCAGTGTCGCTACCACCTCTTTGGAGGTCAGGCACTGCTCCAGGCGCGTGCGTAGCGTCTCCAGGCCCAACACATAGGCCCGGCGGGCCGTAGGGCTGTCCTCGGTGGGCTCTTTGGCGATAGAGGCGTACACACGGTCCATCAGGAACGCCGCGGCAGGTTCTGTCCCGCCCTGCTTCATCGCCTCCCAATCGACAACTCCGAACAAGTTCGACTTGACCACCAGCGCCCGCGCTTCTCGTGGCGTTTCCTCAATGGCGTCGAAGTCGATATCGGTACCGCGCAGCATGCGGCCCTCGGCCCGGGCTTTGCGGATGGCGCCCGCGGCTTCTTCCTTGCGGCTACCAGGGATGTAGCCGACATCGGCATAGCGGTAGTTGGGGCTGTTGGGATCGTCGCTCAGACCGTCGTCTACGGCCTGCTCAGCGGCGGTAACTGCATCCACTTGTGGGGCAGGTAGTACCTGGCCGGTCAGCCGCCGGCGGATATCCAGGGCTTCAGCACTGGCGCGAACCTTTTCCAATGCTTTGAGGGCTCCACTGATCAGCAACTGGCGCAGGGCCAACAGTCGTGAACTCAGGCGGGCTTTCTCGATGGGGGAAATTTGCATGGTGTACAGGCCTGATCATTTGCAGGCCTGTATTTTGGGGCGCCGGTGAGTGGCGCCTCGGGGGACATTTGCGCAGTTAGATGGCGCTTTCGATCATGCCTCGCCAGCCATGAAATGCGGCACACCGTCGACATCCTTGATTACGCCGGCGGCGTACAGCACCAGGTCGATGCGGCGGGCAGCGGATCCCTGGACGAAAGCAGCAATGGCGCTCATGTCAGCCCGCCCGCCTTCAGGCAGCACGGTTTTGTAGAATGACTCCCAAGCCCTGGCCAGCGCGCCTCGGACGTCGGAGTAAGAGGAAATGGCAAAGCGCCGGCTGAAGACGCCCCCTCCTATGTCGACGGTATGCAGGTGGGTGTAACCCGCCTGGCTACCGTCGTCATCCTTGCAGCGTACACAACCGCAGGGGCCGTCTGCATAGGCACTCATGAGGCAATCCGCGAAGGCCAGCACGGGCTTTAGAAACAGGCGCTTGTCGTCTTCGAACAGATCCACGGCTTACTCCTTGTTTCCGGCGGCCCTTTTTTCCTTCTCTTCCAACGCGTCCAGCGCGTCCCCCAGCAGCTGATGCAGCACCTTGATACCGCGCTCTTCAGCCATGCGGTAGTACCGGTCGTGCATTGGAACAGGGATCTTGATGTTCAGCTGCTTTTTTGGCTCTGCCGCGTTGAAGCGCTTTGTTTTCGCGGGCTGCACCGGCTTCGCCTCGCGAGAATGGAAGCCGTTATCTTGAGCTACCAGATTGATATCTTTTTCTATCTCTTTGGTAACCACAGGTACGCTTGAGGGTTTCGCCTTGAAATCCGCAAGAATTGCGAATGCATTGGCGGCTTCTGTTGGCTCCTTGGCTTGATCTCCACTCACGATGCAGGCTCCTGAATAGACTTGAGTTTCACCAGCAGTTCAGCGGTCACGGCTTCGGCGTTCACGATTGCAGTTGCAATGCCCGGCACCAGAGCTGGGTCCAGCAATTCCAGCGGACGCTGAAACTTGAACATCGATTTGTAGGCATCACGATCCTTCAATTCTGTTTCGAACATCGGGATGTTCAAATTTTGCAGATCCTGACGCAAACCCGCCGTGTTCCGGGTTTCGTACGCAGCAGGCGTGCAAGTGAACAGGATGGAGTATGGCAGGCGGTAGTTTGGAACATGTCGACGCACTGCCAACTCTTGATCAGTTACCAGCTTGATAGCCTTACCCGCCTCTCTGGCGTCCAGATGAGAACCGCGCATAGGGATGAGCACAAAGTCAGCCTGCTGAAGCGCGTTAACCACAATCTTGGCCGCGGTTCCCTCCAGGTCGACCAAAACAAACGGCACCTTCTCTGCGGCTTCACGGATCTTGTCGCCAATATTGTCTTCGTTGACGTCCGGCACAATCAGCAGATTTTCCGGGCAATGACCTCCGGACGCAAAATCTTTGAGCGGATTGTTGGGGTCGGCATCAAGGAGGGCAACCTGTGCGCCCTTCTTCGCCAGTTGCAACGCCATATTGAGCATGGTGGTGGTTTTCCCTACGCCGCCCTTGGGGCTCACTGCAACCGTTGTAGGCATATCCGAAACCTCAAATATAAGAAGATAGAAAGTTTTATCTCTTGATACCGCAAGATATCACTGTATATCCATGCAAAAGAGGTATCAACGGATATCTTTAGATATCCACAAATATTATTGGTTATCTTGAGGTATCTCTTTATCCCAACTGGTACCTATTGGCACGGCTACCTGTAGGTATCTATTGGTACCTTCTTTGTAATGTGGCTGTAGCAGCCCACACAGTGGGCTTTAACCAATCCGAAAAAAAAGATATCTCATGGTATCTCTTAGTAGCCAACAGTAAGGCGCGGGGCAGAATTCAAGCCGCTCCTTCGAACGCTGCCAGGCTCTCCAGAGCGTACTGCGCTGGGTATGGCCAGACATGGGTTCCCGCGATCCAGTTCTTGAGCGTGGCGTGAGATACGCCTATCCGGACGGCGCAGGCGCGTTGACTCAAGCCCGTGCGCTTGATCACCTCAGCAACGTAGGCCGCATCGGTCCTGTGTCGCGCCGCATCCGGCGCGCTGATCTTGGTTATGGTTGCCATGGTGAGCCCTGGTCAGTCAGTTGGATACGCACAAAGCCCGCAGAGGCGGGCTTTGTGGTGTTGCGTGAGCGATCGCTACGCCGCAGCTTCGCCGAGAGCGATACAGTGCCCCAGGTCAACACAGCCACTCTTGCCTTCCAACCAGATGACGGCGCTATGGCCGCCGAGTACCTGGGCTTCACTTATGGATTTGCCACGGAAGGTTTCGCCGCCACCGCGTATCTCTTCGTAAGCGACAGTGGTGCCGACGGGATTGGCGGCGTTCCAGGTATCGCAATGCTTTTGCAACTGAGCCGGGGAAGGGCGTTTGGATGCAGACATGGGTCAATCTCCTTGTGTTGGTACTGGCAAAGCCCCGTGAGGGGCTAGGGGTAAGCGGATCGTTCAACCGCGACGCTTGTTCAGTCGCGCTTCGCTCATGTGATACCTCTGCATCCCGCGGTTACGCCGGGCTTCTTCTGGATATCCGGCCTTGCAATGCCTCACGGCCAAAGCTGAATAGCAGCGCGCAAGGCTCACCTCTTGTTGCACTGTCGTTTGCATTTTTCTCACTCCAGTTGTGCCCGGAGAACCGGGCGGTGTTGATTCAGGCGACCAGCTCGACCAGGGGAATACGGCTCATATGCATGGTGTAACCGGTGCGTTTCTCCAAGGCGTCATACTGAGCAAGCAACCCAGGATGATGTCTACCGCCGTTCCTCAAGTCCCCCTTGTTGGCCATCATGCAGAACACACAGCTGAGTCGGTCGTTACCCTCGGCGTAGGCGTAGTGAGGCTTCTGGCCAGCCTGCTCGATGATTCCGAAAATTTCCGCCTTCGTCAGCTCGTGGACAGGGAGCCATTCATACCAGGTGCTAACCGAATTGCTTATCCCCATCAGGCTGAAGTCCTTTCGTTTGGCCCGACCTGGCGACTCCTGGGCGCGTAACCCCAGGCAGTTAACAATCACCTTGTAGCCATTGGCCTTGGCATAACGCCGCACTTCACGCTGTATCGGGCCACGCTTGAGATCGCTCGTGCACTGCCGGGTTGAGGCTGACGGCCAGCTTGGTACCTCAGGACGCCCCTCAAACCGGCGCTGGACCATTTCCAGCAGCGTTTTGGTTGCGGTAGCCACGATAAACGGAAGCCCCGCGGCTGTCGCTTGATCCCGCGCCAGCTCCATCGCCCCGGGCCACTCCATAGCGCCAAGCGAGGCATGCACCACGATCATCTGCGCTGCTGGTACGCGCTCAAGCAGGCGAATGAGCTGCGCTTGGGAATCCTTGCCGCCCGAATGGTTCGCTACAAAAAGCGCTCCGGCTGAAATCAGGGCATCGATGTTGCCAGTGGCGGTGTGGATCTTCGTCATAGCGGGATCTTCCTGCTGAGGTTTGTTACTGGCGAAGCCCCAATAGAGGGGCCTGAGGGGAGGGCGAGCGGGATTAGTGGTTGGTCACTTTCAACAGAGTTATATCGCTACGGCCTATCACCGCGGCGGCATACATTGCGCGCGCTTCGGCTTCGGTGTGAGTGGTGAATCGCAGAAAATCGCGAAGGTTGGTTTTGGTTACGTAATGGAAAAAATAGGAAGTCATTTCGTCGTCATGCTCGATGGCCCGTTTCAATGGGGTCACTTTACGGGCCAGATTCTGGCCCGTCAACACTATTATGATTTATCATCAAAACATAACAGGTGTCCGTCGAAGACTCTTTGCCCCAAACGTGAAAAAGCCCGCGCTAGGCGGGCTCTATCAAAGGATATCTTTAGATACCTTTTAGTATCCTTCAGTATCTTTAGGTAGCATAAACGCACTCATGTGGGCAGGCAGCGACTTTCCTCCCAGTGCTGGCGGCCAGCGCGATCGCACTCTGCTGTAGCCATCTGACATTGCAGCACCATGGCCAACAGCGCCCCCCACATCACTCGCTTCATGAGCTTCTGGTTCATGTTCAGAAGGCCTCCGCCGTGGCTTTCAGTGCGTGCTGGCTGTAGGCCTCAGCTGCATCAGCGAACAAGCCGCTAAGCTCGCCCTCGCCGAAGGCCGCATAGATGCGCTCCAGTTCCTTCATGACGCCATCCGGGTCGCCCAGGTCGGCGGAGCCGTCAATGATGCTGTCCAGGTAAGCTTTGGCAGTCTGCAAGGCGGTTTCCTCCTCGTCAGGGTTCGCCTGGTCAACGGCTTGTGCCGCTGGCTGGCTGAAGAGGTCATTTTGCTCGATGGCGAACACACCTTCACCAAATTCCTTTTCCAGCTCGGCATTGGCAGCCTTCACGATATCGGCAAAGCGGGCGGGCTCATCACCAAACAGGCCGGCGGTTTGCTTACGCCGGGCTTCCGACTCAACGAACTGAGCCATGGCTTTGAATGCAGCACCGAGGCGCTTGGCGCTGCGGTTGTTCTTGCTGATGAACATCGCCATCGCAGCAACCGACGGATCAACATCACCGAACATGTCACCTTGGCGAAGGAACTCGTCCAGGCCCAGGCCGCTTTCTTTGGCTTTGCGCAGCACGTTGGTCGCGCTGATGATCGCGTTAACCGCCTCTTGGTCCAGGGATAGCTCCAGGGAGTCCGTGACCTTCTCGCCGGCGGCCTCTGCGCCAGCCAGGTCCAATTCCTTCGCTCGCATGAAATCAGGCGCCGCCATGTTCAGCGCGCTGACGATGTTGGCAATCTCCGGCTTGCTGGAATCAGCGGTTAGCTCCAGCAGACGATCATCCGAATAGGCGCCAGCGAAGAGGGCGGCCTGCACCCGACTGATCAAACTGGCCGTAGGGCGACCGTCAGTGGTCATGTATTGCGCCGCTTCAGCATCACCCAGGCTTTGCAGGAACGCACTCACAAAGTCGCGGTTCCCGGCGCTGGTAAGGTCACCGTCGACCAATTTCGCCATCATGGCCGCGTCAAGGCGTTTGGCATCGCTGCGAGCCTTCTCGGTGGCGGTCATGGCCAGCTTGTCGTCTTGGTTGGCCTCTACGGCGAACTCCGCGCGGTCAACGGAGCTAACGCGCACACGGACCAGGACCGGGGCTTTCATGCTCTCGATCCTCGAGGCGCTGACCTGGAAGTACTCCGCATTTTCCAGCAGCCACTGGCGGTATTCCTCGGCCTGGCCGATGCGATACGCCTCACGGATGGCCATGGCGCGACCGTTGCCGGACTCCACTACACGGTCTTTACCAACGATAGGCGCGCCGCTGTCGGCCCGGTTCGTGCGCCCCAGGCTGTCCGGGTCAAGATTGCGGGCCGTCTTCTGCACCCAGGCCTGCGACGTCGCACGCGCTCGGTCACGCGGTTGTAGTTCGCTCGGGTAGTCCGGGTTGGCCGTACCGTCGGATTCATGGCTGATGATCAGGTTCTTCGCGTCAATCACCTTGAAGCCGGTGACCACCTTGGTTCCTTTGGCAGTTTTTACGGTGTTCTCGCGCCCCTCGGGCTCGATCTCGCCCAAGTCGTCATCAACGGCTGTGTTTTCCTGCTGCGCAGCGCTGGCGGCCTCCTGGGCGCCTTCCTCGCTAGACTTGTCCAGCTCACGCAGGCCGAAACCGTCCACCTTGGCTTTCGCGGCGCGCACCAGGTCACGACCTACACCGGCTAGAATCTCGTCTTTGGTACCACTTCCGGCCAGGCTGAAGCCGGCTTTGAGCACCAGCTCGCGCAGAGCATCAACGTCGTCGACCGCATCCAGCACCCCCAGTGCGCCCATGACGTTACCCGCCACCAGCGCCGCGGTCAGCTTCTCCAGGTCGGTGCGATTATCACGCAAGGCCGGGTCATCACCCAGCATATCGGGCTGGGCATCGCCTGTTGCCGCTTGGAAGATGGTTTGTGTTGCCGCCTCAATCGAGACGCCAGCCTGGTACTGAGCATCCGCGAGCCCTTGCTGCGCCTCGACAACGCCAGCCGCATCGCCGTAGTCGACACCCAGCAAGTCAGCCACCCCCTGGGTCACCCCTTCATCCCAAGTGGTGCGATCGATCTGCGACACAGGTTGATTGTCCTGGTTCTCTTCGCCGGCAGATTGCTGCGCTTCCAAGCTGCGCAACATTTCGGACACGTTCGCCAGGTAGTTGCTGGCGTTGACTGAGGCCATAATCCCACCGCTATCGAGCGCAGCCTGCGTTTCGGCAATAGCGTTGGTCAGCCACTCCATGGCGCTCTTCTTGGTACCACCCTTGCCGACGATCGAACGACCGGATTTTTTGCCCGTGCGCACAGCGTCGAGACTCGCCCTGTAATCGGCCAACTGCCCGGTGAGGTATTCAATGGTGAAGCCCTTCCGGTCGCCGCTCGCCACCTGCGCCATGAACTCTTCTTGCGTCAGCGGTGCGCCACCCAAAGCCTTGATTTTCTCTACTACCTCAGCCGCTTTCGCCAGGTACTGCTGAGCGTAGTCATTTGCCTTCGCGGGAACGTCCTCAGCGTCGGTATCCGGTTCTGCAACTGAAACCGGCAACTTGGCGACCTTGCTCTGCAACTCCGCGAGCTGCTCATCAAGCCCCTGCAACTCAGCCGCTTTGTTCTGCACCTCGGCTTTCAGGGCTTCGATTTTCGCCGCGCTCTCGGCGCTGGCGCCGCTGGCCTTGATGAACTTGGCGCTGTTCTTCTCAACCAGGGTCATGATGCGGCGGGCCACCTGGCGCGGGCTGATGTCTTGCCCACGCTCGGGCGCCACCACCAGGGTGATGTCCTTCTTGTTCAGCACCCATTTCCAGCTGATCAGCTCGTCGGTAGACGTGAGCCGGTTGGGCGTGCTGTCTGGATTGTGAAAGAACACCGAAACGCTCTGGCCATCGCTCATTGTGAACAGCATGGCCACCTGGGTAGTGCCTCGGTTCTTGAAGGGCTTACTGACCTCCACGCCGTCGACCTTGACGGTTGCGGCGGCGGCCTGCATCACGCGCAACAGCTGGCTGGCCTTGCGGTCAAACTGCGCATACTCGATGACCATCGCGTCCAGCATGTTCCCGTCACTCAGCAACTCAGTGATATCGGCCATGCTCGCACTGTCCAGCAACAGCTTTTCAGGGTCGCCGCGGCGCAGGCCATACAGCACCTCGCCCAACGTCATGCCAACGGGCAGGTTGTCTTCGCCCCAGGCCACAACAGCGCCGGTCATAGGTTTCACCTCATCTTGGATCAAGTCGGCGGCCTCAAGGGGCCGGGTAAGGTCGCCTGACTTGAGCCAGGCCTTGAACTGCTTCACAGAGCACGTCACGTAGCTGCCAAGCCCTTTCCAGCCCTGTTCGTAGCTGTTGCGGTACGCCAGGATGGCGCTGTCGACGTCATGAAAGCCCATCACCGCCTTGTGCTCATCGAAAGAGCGATCCTTCTTCACCTGGTTCACCACAACCACCAGCGTGCTTTCCGGGACCGGCCCCACGTACACATCGAAGGCGTCACCGTCGGCGCCGTTGTAGCCGTTGAGGTAGCCGTAGTTCGCCATGCAGACAATCGACCAAGGCTCTCCATCCGCCTTGCCGGTGCGCGGCGTGAACATGGGGGTTTCGATAGTGATGGCCAGGCCGTGAAGGCGCAGGCTGCCTTTCTGATAGTTGCCTGCCCGTACTTGGGCGGCAGTTGGCGCACGCTTATTGCCCAGGCCAAACGCACCGCTATGCGCGGCGGCGGTCAACGTTGCATAGGGATCAGTCATTTACGGGGCTCCGCTGGAAAGCCTCACAATACCTCGGCACCAAACGCCCACCAGGCGCAGGTTTTCACGATCTCCAGACGCAGAAAAGGCGCCTTTTGGCGCCTTCCTGGAACAACGGTGAGCTTGTGGACTTCAACCGCGCTTAAACGCCGGTTCGCGCGCCGCATCGATCAAGTCGCCCACGATCTTCGATTGCGTTACGTCATCCTCGATCGCCAGCAGCCTGACCTTCTCTTTCTGAGCGCTTGTCAGATAGAACGCCATCCGTTCCTTTTCTTCTTTCTGGTCTTCGGCGCTCGGTCGCTTTGCCATGTGAGGATCTGCCCGCTGTGGATATGATGCCATTATGATAAAGCAATTTACGGCTAAAGCGAAATGAGCACGAAA